TTGGAGCAACCGTTGAGTGTGCTGTTGAAAACGGTCGTCTTGTCTTCACTCTAACTACCGTAGCTGGTGGTGATGTTGCTTATGGATACATCGAGTTTGTAGCCAACGCAGTCGCCACAAAAGACTTTGCTTCTATTGCAGGTATTGATACTGATGTTGCGGTAAGTGGTACTCAGACTAAGTGGGGTATTCTCCCTATCGCTGAAGCTATTTCTACTGCATTAGACTCAGATGGTACTAATACAAAGAAAGATCGTTTAGTGCTAAGAAATAGAACTCTCATTGGAGATAACTATTTCCCACCTGTTGATCTTGGTGTTGTAGTTGTCGGTGGAGACATTCTTCCTAAACTTGGTTTGTCTCTTGGTTCTGTAAAGGCAGAGAGACAAGCTGTGGTTGAGTCTGCTTCTGTTTCACTCCGACCAAGTTGGGCTGGACTTCAAGTAGATACCGATGTTGCAGTTAAGTTCTATAATGGAGATGGGGATTTCCCTGCAAACAATGTTCTAAGACTTAATGTGTCAGGCGTATCTCAAGAAATAACTTTTGTGGGTTCTGCGGGTGGAACTCTTACTAGCATTAACGGTGATGTTTTCACTGCTCTAAATGTCAATGGTTTAGCGAATGTGTCAGTTCTGAGAGAGGGCATCAATCTTCGTATTGTAGATACTCTTGAAACTGTAGACTCTTTCATTGAAGTTCTCGATGGCAGTGCGAATGCTCTGTTTGGTCTTTCTGAGGGTGAGACCTCCACTTCTCGTTTTGTATCTGCTAGTGCAGTTTCGTCTGCTCTCAACAACAACTATGGTGATGCAACCGCAGTTGCTTGGGCGATGCTTGATGGTGTTGAAGCGGATATGTTCCGAAAACATGGTATCTCTTACACTACAAGCACCGAATCAGGTTCAGAGTTTGTCACATTCGAGTGTTTGACAGCAGGTGTTTCTTCTGTGATTGACTTTACAGGCACTGGAAATGCTGTTTCTACTGTTGGAAATGGTTTGAAGATTACTACAGCAGACGGTGCTGTCGGAGAAGCCGCTATTCAAGGCTTCTTTGTCAAATCTTCTGTCTCTAATGGTTCAGGTTCTGCCAATACATCTACTCTTAATGATGGTGTAGGTGTAGACGGTGTGATTGGTCAGACTTATGTAGACAGTGTGACAGGTTTCACTTTCACACTTCTTCCTAGAGATGGAGATCAACCATACCCTTCAGGTGCTAACGCAACTATGACGTTTAATGTCTCTAAGACTATGACAGCAAATGCAAATGTGCCTGCAAATGTAGTTCCCGGAGTTCAACTGTTCGTTAGTAATACTCTTGGTACTGCTGTTGGAGATACTGCGATTGTTGAGACTTTTAATAAGGGTGGTGAAGAACCTTCTGTAGGTACACTTTACTATATGAACCTTGTCCGTAAGAAATCAGTATTTGGAACAAGTGTATTTACACGTCTTTCTGATGTTGTATCTGCGTTTGGTGATGTTGGTGCAGAGAATCCTCTTTCTTTGGGAGCTTATCTTGCATTCTTAAACGGAGCAAATGCAGTAGCTCTTCATCAAGTTCCTCTTGAAGATGGTGCGACAAGCTTAACTTCTCTACAGGTTGCAAATGCACTGGTTGATGTCGAAGGCGATATTGTCCAAAATCAGATACAAGCTAACATCATTGTTCCTCTTGTACCTGCGGATGAGATTCTTCTTTCTGAAATCTCAAAGCATTGCGATGTACAGTCTAGTCTCAGATTTAGATCAGAGCGTACTGCGATTCTAGGTATGAGTGCTGGGACTACACCTGAGCAAGCAAGCCACCTTGCTTCTGTAACAAGAAATGCAAGAGTTCGTTTGGTTTACCCTGACATTTTGAGTTTAACTTTCACGAACACTCAGGGTGTTTCTCAGAGTTTGATCGTGGATGGTCGCTATTTGGCAGTTGCAGTAGCTTGTGCTACTACTTCTTCAACTATAGACTCTGCAACTCCTTGGACTAATCGTCTTGTGGTTGGTTTTGACTCACTGTTGCGAACTCTCGATGCTGTGGATGCAAATCTAGTAGCGAACTCCGGGGTGAGTGTTTTAGTTCCGTCAGGAAATAATCTGAAGATCCGACATGGTTTGACCACTGATATTTCTTCAGTGCTGAGAAAAACTCCAACTGTAGTACAGATTGCAGATGATGTTCAGCTACGAGCAAGAACTTTGCTAGAGAGTTATATTGGTCAGAAATACCTTTCATCTGTCTTAGGTCAGATTGAGGGTAGGGTGAATATGCTCTTTAAGGATCTTGTGAAAGAGCAGATTATTGATTCTTACACAGGTCTTTCTGTGGTAAGAGATCCTGAAGATCCAACAGGTCTTCTTGTAGAGGTTTACTACAAGCCTGTATTCCCACTACTCTACATCCAGTTTACGTTTAATATCCGTAGCTCGATCTGATTATTTCAGAGTAAACTCGGATCGGGTTGTAGGGGAGTAATGGAAGCCTACCTCAATGGAGTCCCCACCTTGGACTTCATTGCCTTGCTCATCTCTCTTTTGATTGAAGATAGCCTTCTTACCACTATTTCCAAAAGTAGATATTTCTTCTATTTCGTCAGCCCAAGCGAAAAGGTACTTACTACCCTCAAATGGTTCTCCTTTAAAGTCGGTACGAAGACCATAAGCGTATACAGGTATTTCTAGTTGAGAGACGATGTTTGAAAGTTGAAGTACTTGATTTCTGGTTAAGAATTGTGCCTCGTCTACAAATAAGATGAGGTCTTTCTTTCCCTCTACTAGTTTTTGGATTGTTTTCTCTAAGAGGTTGTCCTCTTTTGATATAGACACCGCTTTCTTTGTAAATCCTATTCTTGAAGACACTTGGTTTTGCCCATCCCTGTCCGAAGCTATTTCAGGGACATAAATAGTATGAGCGATGTGTTGTTCTGTGCAAGTGTATGATCTCATTAGTAAGTTTGCAGTTTTTCCTGCATTTACTGTTGAGTAAATGAAAGTTAGCATGGTGCGACTCCAAGGGGGATTAAGATTCTTTTAATCTTTTCAATGTGTAGCTTTATTTTACGACTATCTAACCCACGACAACGAGATATGTGGGAGACATTATGTCCAAGCAATAAATCATTAAAAATATCCAGCAGATTTCCTGTGAGATGCTTTCTTATATCGTCTATGAGTATTTTTGTATCATAGTCTTCAGATTTACAACTATGTGCAATCGCATAGTCTGTGTTTTCTATCGTGTCTTCCACACCTACAACTTCTTTTTCGGATCTCCTTCTTTTTTTGTTTATGTAGTTTGCAGTCACACATCTGCTGACCATGACAACATAAGTTGAAAAAGCTGATTTTTTAGCATCGAAAGGGCAAGTGCCTCTATTTCTTATTAGGATACCCTTATATACTTCCATTAAGACTTCTTCTGCATCGCAATGTGTGTCTAAACACATCTTTCCACAATACTTATAGAACAGTTTTTTCACCTCTATATGTTTCTCACTGAGATCTATCCCCAATTCCACACCCTCTTCTCTGATAGATGACCGTTGTTTGAGTTTTGTAGGTATTTTTAAAGAAAGCGTTTGAAGAGGTATGATCCCTTCTTGCCAAGGTTTTCTTTTTATTTTCTGTTTTATACGATATATCTTCTCTGTCACTTTAATGCTCTCCTTTGTAGTGGGCGTTCCGATAAAAAAAGGGTTTTTCTTTTGGAAGATGTAAAAACAATTATCTTGAGGCTCAAAGATCTCGAAAAAAGTTCTTCTGGCAATTTTCAAGATGTTATATCTAAGAATGGTATAAGTAAAGTCAAGAATACTTTAGAGTTGTATGACTCAGGTCTGAAATATGGCTTCTCTGAGAAGGAGTTGTCGAGCATTTTGTCCTCTTTGGTCTCTTTAAAAGAGGAGGAGGATGTAACACAAGAAGCCGTCTTACCCCCTGTTGAAGCAATGTCAGAGAACGATATTTTGGATTTTTCAAAATGTGTTTTAGATTGGCTTGGAGAGGATGAGCTATTTCTCTCCCCTTTTGAAGTGTGTCAATTTTATAATCGCACACCCAACACCACTTTGAGAACACGCCTTTGCAAGTACTTCAACTCAAAAGCCCTGTCCTCTGTTAGAGTAAAAAACAGTAATAAATACACTAAGACCTATCAAACACGCTATAGGATTCCTTTAGAAGAAGAGATTTTCTCAGATATAGAAGAAATACTCAGTGCTGTTGAAGAGGATGTCTACTCTCCCTCTTTTTTCAGTGCGTATGATTTCTTAGATGGCACAGAGTGCGAATCTTATCTTATAGATCAAGAGGGTGTGCGTTTAAATATTGTTTTAAATTTAAGTTTGGTTTCAGCTTTTGAAAACTTCAACACAAAGATGGATTACTATGTAAAAAAAGAAGATTTGTATAAAGGTAGTCCTCGGAATCTTTTTCTTTTAAATAGATCCTTGGAGGGAGTGTTCCACACCACAAGTATTTCTAGTCTTTGCAAAGAACTTATAGCTCCATTGGAAATGAGTCCTTCTGTGGTGAAGGAGATCTCTGATGCGGTTCGTCAAGATATCAAGAACATTAAAGTTAAGACTATGTGGGAGAGTCAAAAAGAAACTTCCTTAAGTTTTAAAGCTCAAGGCAGAGTTTATTTGCTTGCATATATGCTCATCATGTATAGAGCAGGTGATTTAAAAGATTTAGAACTGTAGAGGTGTTTCCCATGTTAAATCTATTACTTGCAACTTCCATGATTTTTCAATGCTTTGTGGAGGTTGTACATGAGTCTTCAAAGTACCATATTACTAGACCCTTCAAATTTCATAAAAATAAAAGAGGGGCTAAGAAAAAACGGATAGAGAAACTAGTTAGAGAGGTATGGGAAGAGGGTGGTGCAGATGTTCGATTTCTTGCTATTTCTTGGGTGGAGTCTCGATTGCGACTGAAAATAAGAAGAGGTGATAAAGGTAAGGCTTGCGGTACGTTTCAAATCCACGCCCGACATTCGTACCCCCTTTTTCGTAGAAAAAAAGGGTATGTAGATTGGGATGAGAGTGAAAATAAACCTCAGATAGAAAGAGAGTGCCAAAAGTTAGAGAACATAAGCTATTCTATAGACACTCAGAGTAGGCTTCTATCTATGATGGATAAAAGAGGGCTTCACACCTGCCACCACAACAGTGGGTTTTATGGGAAGTGCAGTACTTTTTATAGGCAGAGGATTGACTTTTGGGTTTCTTATTATTCTATTGCTCAATACTTATGTAATGAAAGGTCTTTGATTATGGCTATGTTGAAAATAGGTGCACCAGCTCTTGCTACACCTTTAGAGAAGATACAAGGATACCTTGACTCTATAAAGAACAAAGAAGCACAGAGTGACTCTGAACTATATATGGAAGGGTATAATCTAGCCTCCAAAGTGAAGCTTGGAGAGGAGTCTGCTCCTGTCTGGGCTCCTACATGAGGATAGAGGATTATTTAAGGCAAGGGTTTTGTCAAACTTCTCTTCAGTATAAACAATATCTCAGTAAGAGATTAGTTTCAGACAGTACAAGCCTAGATTTCTTCTGCTGGCAACCCCCAGCAGAGGTCGCCCCTTGCTCTAGGTTTACTTCTTCTTTTGGTGCTAGAGGAGAGAAGTTACGAGACTTCCTTATCACCCCAATTTATTCTTATGGTGGAGGCATTTTAGCCTTTGAAGCTCGTAAGATATTAAAAGAGGATTCTAAGTATGTTCTTAAATACCAAACGGATCGTGCTTCTTGGAATCCTTATCTTTTGGGGGTCAAGAAAGTGACAGATACTTTATGGGAGGGTACTGGAGATGTTTGGCTTGTAGAGGGTGTTTTTGATTACACCGCTTTGGAAGTAGCAGTGCCTAAAAGTGATGCTGTCATGTGTACTCTGAGAGCCGGTATGACCAACCTTACTTTCAATCATATTTTAAGGTTTTACACACCTTCTACTACTCTCAATATTGTGTATGATAATGATGAGGCCGGGAGAAATAAGTCAAAAATGATACATCGAAAGTTCAACCAAAATGGAGTTCGCTCTGTGGTTTGGAAATATCGAGGTAAAGATCCTAACGAAGTCTTAACCAAAGGAGGCTTGAAAACTATGCGAAGGATGTTTACTTAACTATTTCTTCATTCTTTCGATAGCTTCTCCGAGAATATTTTTAATCTCAGAATCTTTGAAGATCGGCACATTTGGAAGTGGGGTAGATTTAGAGGCTACGTCTACAGTTTCTCTATCTGAGTGGGGTATTCTTTGCCTGTAGAAATCTTCTCCCATAGTGATGAGAGCATAGTTAGTTTTATCTAGTTGTCTTTCTATCTCTGACAATATCTGAGGGAGCGATAAAAAGTTGTCTCCACACAGACGGTAGATTTCCTCTCTGACGGGAGAAGATTTGATCGCTTTTTCCATTTGGTTGATAGCTACTCTTAGTTTATATGTCTCTACTCTAGCGTCTGATACTCCACCTGCTAGGAGAGACCAAGATGCTTGGCTAGAAGCTACCTTCTCCACACTACCTAACTCAGGTTGGGTGTTTGTAGGAGAGTCCTCAGTGGTATTACTAGAAGTTTTTGCCATATTTCTCATAAGATCTACTCTTTTTATATTGGTTATGTCGTATTGTCAGTAGGTGGAGTGGATAAAAAAACAACAAATGTGTGTTGGGTTGTTAGTTTATTTATTGTGTTCTGTTTATTAATTGAAAACATAGAAAGGTTTCGTCATGTATGAAAGATTAACCTCAGAAGAAAAAAGACTCGTAAGGATTGCTAAAGAGCGTCCCGACTTGAGAGATAAAATCGCCAAGTACATAAAGAAATCTTCTTCTGAGACGGTTGTACTTTTTCTCGAAGCTGTTTTAGGCGATTCAGAGAAACAAAAACTACTTTCTTGGTTGGGTCGGCAAGAAAGTACACCAAGTAATTGGGCGGGGTGGGAAATAATCGCACATCATATGAAAGTGGAGTTCTTTGGAAATAAAGGTAGACCAAAGAATATACCAAAAGAGTATGTCAACAAAATTGGAGAGACTGTGGGCTTAGAAGTTGTTGGCATTGCAATGGATGAAAAAGCGATTGCTGTTCTTATTAAACCCCCCTCTTCTCTGGCAAAGTTAGTAAAGAACGAATTTCCTCACATCACCATCGCAGTGGATGGTGTTAAACCACCCTACAGCAACAAGCTAATAAAAAAATCTATAGAGCGTAAGACTCTTATTACCAAAGACGAGAACGGTAGGAATATTTCTTTTAATATAACTGCAAAAGTAGGGTACTTTGAGGGACGCACAAAGGCAGATCTCTTTGAGCTACCTTCAGAACTTTTCTGAGATCCATGCTTTTAGTTGCTCGTCTGTCATTTCAAGTCCGTCTAGTTTGTAGATTCCTTCCGATTTTTCTATTTTCACACCTTTTTCGATCAACTGCGAAATGAAGAAATAGTAAGTGATGGGGTCTTCCAAGTCTGGTACGCAAGAAGAATAATTTCCATTTTTATGTGTCCTTATTTTCTGAGTTCTCTTAAAATGTGGGTATACTAGTATGCCCTCTACGTTTTTCCATGAAAATCTCATAGGAGTACCCTTATCATGTCAAATCAAAAAAGAGAATCGAGACAACTGAAAGTGAGACTCTCCAACAGTTCAGATTCTCTGAGATCTGTAAAATCGTATCTCGTTAGGAACAATGTAAACTGGCTCCCAAGCGACTTTCTCCCTCGGATAAATGCTACCTTAAAAAATATAACTTCTTGCATGGAGACACTTGGTGAAATAGAGAAACATTCTAAGAACCAAGAAATAGAAATAAAACAAGAAGACAAGAAGACAAGAAGACAAGAAGACAAAAAAAAGGATCGCTGATGCCACTTTACCATTATCGCTGTAAAAAAGAAGAGTGTAAGCAAGAGTTTGAAAAACAACTCAAAATGTCAGACCCGAACCCCCCATGCCCTAAGTGTGAAGGCGAAGTTGATAAACTAATACTACCGTCTACTTTCATTCTTAAAGGAAAAGGTTGGTTTAACAGTGGTGGTTATTAACTTCCCTACTCAATATGTTCTTCCTGTTTCCATGATCTTTGTTGCCAACTGCGTTTTTTGGTTTAAGGGAAACTCAAAAGAGCTTTTTGACATAGATTGGTCGCCTTTTAGATGGTGGCTTTCAACGAGCTTGTTTACAAATTATTTAACTTTGATCGCTTGGTGGAAACTCATTGAAATAGGAGATGTGTGGAAAGCAGGTGTAACTTGGGGTTTTTGCTCTTTAACCGTAGATCTTATTCTTAATTGCTATTTCTTTGGTTTTAATATGAAAGGTGTAATAGCTTTAGGTTTATGTGCTATTGCAGGAGTTGTTTCCCACATGTAGTTGCATTTTTTATTTATTTATATTAGTCAAAGTCCTCATATTTCAAAGTTTTATATAGTGGGTTTCTAATGTTGTATTTATGCGTGTTTGGTCTCTTTTACACTTACTCAAGTATTTTTGTGGTTGCGTATCGTTCTTATCTCGATTCAGAGTAATAGTCTTTTTATCTTCTTTGTGGTTTTAGATATTGGAGTTTATAAACATGAAGAAACTTTCTGCGACTAAAAAAGAAATCTTAGTGGGTCTGAGTCAAGAAATACTTAATAGGGCAGCTAGTCTTACTGTGATCGCAAACTTTGAGCGTAAAATCATGGCTCGTCCTTTAGAGTTTTTTGTGGATGGGCATACTGTCTTAGTGAAGACACAAGGTTCTATAGTACAGCCTGACTATCTCATAACTTGTGACTGCAAGTTCTTTCGATATTCAGGGCCTGAATACTATGCTTACACAAATGGACACCTTTTAGGAAATCCGAGGGGCTCTGTTTCTTCTCCTAAAAAACGAGATCCAGATGGTATAAACAGAGTGTGTAAGCATATCGCTGCTGTTATGCGTGACTATTTCTAGGAAAGTAAAAACCATGCCCTCGTATACATATCTTTGCAAGCCACCTTGTCAAAATGAATATGAAATTAACAATGTGCCGATGAAGGACTATAAGAAGGAAAAACCTTGTCCAAAATGTGGTACGATGAACATTAAGATTTTCCAACCAACAAAAAACTTTATTCTCAAAGGAGATGGTTGGGCTGGAAAAAACCATAGGATAAGTCAACAGATGCGAGCTAAAAATAAGAAACTAGATGCTCGTACTGCTGAGATGAAGCGTGATGCTCCAAATGTGACTCTCGCTCCTAATGTTGATGGAGAGCGAGTCGGTAGTTGGTCTGAAGCTCAAAAGCTGGCAAAATCCAAAGGGAAAGAAACAAGTTCTTACGAGCCTTTAATAGCGAAAGAGAGTAAAAAATGAGTAGAGGGAGATTAATACCAAGTCTTAATTATAGAAACAAAGAGTTCATAGATATGCACTTACCCTCCGATTCTTTAAGAAATATGGATGGTATAGAACTATATGCAGCTTCTAATCTGACAGATGCTCAAACGAACCCTGCTTTTATTTTCTTTGTTTCTTATCAGTCTACGTTTTTTTCAGAGACAATCAGAAGAACAAATAGAAGAGGTGCATACGAGTCTACAAGAGGTCAAACGAGATTTATTTTCAATCTCAATGATTTCTCAAATGTCCCACAGGCAAACCAAACGAGGATTCCTCCCGATGGGGATATCGCCTATATCAGAGTTAGAGGCAGATATAAAGACGGTACTTTTAGTCCATTGGGCCCTATAGTGGGTGTGCCTTCTTATGACTTTTTTGGAGTAACTGCACCAGTATTTACAACTATCGGTACTGCTCCAAACTTAGAGACTAATGGTGTGATACCTGATGTTTTAGGTGAAGGTTGTATGAATTTCCACCTCCCCTATTTTAGTCAGACCTTAAACCTTCAGAATATTTCTTCCGCCCAAGGTGGAAGTAACTTATTCTTTTCTTGCGGTGCAGGTATGTCTCCTTCTATTTTGCGACCCGGAGAGAATTTCACTCTTACAGGGAGTGCAGTGCCAGAGTTTTTCTTAGGTGGTGAGGATGGAACTCCCCTATTCACAATAAGGTGTTCTCTTGTAAATAGAGGCTGATAGTTTATTTATGACCTTCCCTATTTCGTGAAAAAATAATAAGTTCTCTTTCTTAAGGAGTGATGAGATGCCTACTCAAGTTTACGTTGTAGCAAGAAGACCCGAAATACAAAACGGATCTGTCATGGTTACAGATCTATTTCCTAATAAAAGTCAATCAAACCCAACAATTGACCCTGCTCCCCAAAGTCCTCTTTATATAAAGATTCCTTCAATGGGGAAAAATGTGAATCTGTCAACACCTGTTGCGGGGACTTTGAAAGTTCGATTTCCTTCAAGAGGTCTTGTTCCTTTCCTCCTGAAAAATATTCAGCATGGTGCAGGTACTGCTTTATCGTTAGCAGAAGCTATCGTAGTTGCGGATTCGATCCTGCTTGCAGTTCGTGGTGGTGATACACTCAATGAAAATGCGATCAATAAGTTTCTCGAAGATGCGACCAATAATGTTTTGACTGTTCTCGATGATGGTGCTGGTAATAGTACCTCTGTCGCTACCGTTGAAGATATATTAAGAGTTCTTTCAGGTGAGACATATGAAGTTTCAGCGAATACTACTATTCAAGTCAATAATGTATTCGTCCCTGACATTAACCATCTTTACGGATTTAAAAAAGATCAGAAACATTTAGTTCCTGGAGACGACTCTTGGGTTATTTCCTTCAGAGAAGGTGGACTCAAAGGTTTGACCTCTGTTCGTGATGCCGTTTACGGTGATCTTTTTGCAGGTGTGAAATCAACTTCTCCTCTTCTTACTGTCTATGTTTCAGATGGTTCTTTGTTTGCCCTTTAAGAAATAGGAGATTTTCTATGCCTTTTTTATGTACTCCAAGAGTTTTAAACTCTACAGATGGTCGTGTTTCTGTTCAGATTACCGACTTATTTCCTAACAAATCTCAACACAGTGCTGTAATGACTCCTAACTTCCAAGGGCCTGCTTATCTTCATGCTCATGGTAGGAAGTTGACAGAGACTGTTGCTTTGGATGGCGATTTCGCAACGACTACAGACTTAAGTGGGTTAGCAGTATATTTCTTGACTACTCTCATAGATAGTGATGGAGGTGGTGTTGCTCTTACTGCGGTTATGGCGAATGCTATTGCAAATGCTGTTATCGAAAGAATGGAAAGTGGTCTCAGTCTTACAAAGGCTGATATGAATACCATCATTGTTGCAAAGACAGGTGGTGCTAACAATAATATGGATCTTGGAACTGCATCTGTTCTTGAGGTTCTTCAGATTGTTAGTGGCTATAAAACTTTCTCTGTACCCACAGGTCAAGATGTTGAAAACGGTGGTGCACAGGTAGCTTTAGACGCAAATGTCCAAGCTGGCTTCTTCTCAACCCCGTATGACGCTAGTAAGTTGTTCTCTAAGTTCGACTCATCTTTCTTTGTTTCAGCTAGAAGTGGACAACTTAAGATTGCCCAACTTCGTACTGACGCTAAAGGTAACCCAACGCCACTCGTTGTCTGTTATGCAGATGACGGTTCGCTCATCCAATAAGGAGACATAATCATGGCAAGTCCTGTAATATGTATTAGAGATACTTCTATAAAAAATGGTCAGTTAATGGTTTCTGATCTTTTCCCCAACAAATCACAAGCAAGTGCCGTAATCGACCCTGCTCCCCAAGGCCCTAGATACCTAAGAGTAGTTGAAGACGGAACTCCTGTTGTAGCCAACGATGTTGTTACTAGAAATGTTAGTGGTCTTACTGCATATCTATTGACCACAATAGACGTTGAACAAGGCGGAGCTAATCCTACTCCTGCCCAAGCTGGTGAAATGTCAGCCACGTTATTAAAAAGAATGAGAAATGGGAATGAACTCACTCACGCCAAAATAAATGAAGCGATCATATCCGCAGGAGGCCAAGGAGGAGATTTTGATAATACAGGTCTTGGTTTAGGTGCTTCCACTGCTACTGTTCAGAATATCTTGAGCATTCTTGGTGGTGCGAACTTTACTGTTTCAGCGGGTACGAGTGTAGATGGTTCTTATCTCTCTGTTGTAGATCAAGCTAGTCTTTTTGACTCTACGGTTTATGCTCCTGTCTTGGATGAAGACTCAAGCTTCCATATTTCTCGTGTAGAGGGCTTTCTTTCAAAAGCTAAGAGTGCTAACTTAGTTGTAGTTTATGCAGGGGACGGTAGCTTACTTTAAGGAGTAATAGGTGAAGATCACTTTGCTAGATAGAAAAGCAATTGGAGCTTTCTTAGAGAAAAAGAATTTCGATGGACGTGTTATTTTTTCACAAGGGTCTGAGCTAAGAGCGTCTTGGGGCAAGAAGCCTCTCATAGCAAAGTGGGACAAACGAGATAAACTTATCCTCATCCCTTCAGAAGATAAGGGTGTGAGGAAAGTCCAAGACTTTATGGGAAGAGAATAAAGTCTTATGTTGAATGGTGTTGAAGAAATAGAGGATCAGTATAAGACCTCAGACTTATACTTTGCAGCCTATTTGAAGGTTGCAGGGTTAGAGTTTCTTTTTACAGAGAAGCAAGGTCGCAAGGTTATATTTGTTTTCAGAAAAACAGATTCCATACAAGACTTGAAGAGAGGCTACTTTAATCGTTCGACTAAAGTCTTAGCTCTAAATTATGTAGATGAAATAAGGTCTATGAAGTCTCTCACCTACATGGCTAAATCAGACGTATAAACATAGTTTTCTTATATCTCTCTTTTAAAGAGAGAGAGGTATTTATGTTTCGTCTGATGTTTGTTTTATTTCTTTTAAGTCCATTTACTTCACATGCTCAAGTAAATATTGAAAACCAGAGATCTGGTAAAAAAGGGTTTCTTACGACTGTTACTGTTGGTTCTCAGTTGAAGAAAGGGAATAGTGATGTGTTTGATCTTAAGTCTTCATTAAGACTAGATCATAACACACAACACAACCATTTTTTCATCCTTACAGACTATGAGTATGGACAGAGCAATGGTGAAGATTACAAGGGATCAAAATTCTATCATGTAAGAAATACATATAGGTTTCTTAGAGGTTTAGAAGGGGTGTTACATAAGTCAAATCTTGGAGTTGAAGGCTTTACTCAATATCAGAGTAATGTTTTCAGTGATTTAGAACTCCGTCAACTTCTAGGTTTTGGTCTTAGGTATGAAGAAGTAGATGACAGGGGGGTTAAGGTTTCAGCGAGAGATGTTTATGCTTTTGGTTTGGCCGGTATGTTAGAGTATGAGTCTCTGATTTCTGGCGAGGAGGGTGGCCTTTCTTTAAGGATGACAAGTTATATTTCTTTTAGAAAAACAACAGAAGGAAAAAACGCTTTCTTTTTGGTAGCCTATTTCCAACCCAAGGTACTAAATTTAAAGGACTTCAGGGTCCTTTCAGAGTGTGGTGTGGAGTTTAAGTTATCTAGAAACGCTTTTATTCGCAATGCTTTTCAGTTTAACTATGACTCAAGACCTCCCACAGAAATAGAGAAATATGATTTATCAAACCTCGTTTCTTTGAAACTTGATTGGTAGCTTTTCAATGTTTTCTTTATTTCTTGCTGTATTGATATACAATGCGGAATCTTTTAATTGTGGGGTGTAATACGCTAATGAGAAATATTATAAAAAAAGTAGCAAGTCATAAATATCAACGGACAAAGGTTGCAGAGAAGCATATCTATAAGACTTTTCAGAAAAAGGCTTGTGTGATAGCTCATGTGAACTCCGAAGGTTCTAGAGTTTTGTTTAAGAATAGAGATAGAAACTATTCTCCAGAACTAAAAGTGTATCATACGCTTCGTAGGGGGGTAGAAATAGTCTACATGAAAGATGAGAATACAGGGTGGGTAGAAGGTGTAAATGAGTTTGGTATAGGTTTAGTGAACTCCGCCTTAATGGTTCTTTGGGATGAGAAAGAGGGTGGCAAAGGAAAAGGTAAAAAAAATGACTCTGCTACTTTGGGCATTGTGGGGTCTAAAGACGCTAAAAGAATTCTTAGAGCATTGGAGTGTGAGACACTAGAAAAAGCGATGGAAGAACTTATTTCTTTTGAAGGAGGTATTCGAGGTCATACAATAGTTTCCGATGGTGTCCGAGCATTCTCTCTTGAACATACTGCAAAACACGCTCCCTATTACCAAGAAATATTAGAAGACGAAATCTTAGTTCGTAGTAATCATGGGTCGAAGTATCCTGATGCAGGTTATACAATAGGAGAGAACGCTCTTAGTAGTAAGCGTAGGATGCAAATCACTCTTGAGACACTTCCAAATCTTAAAATTGAAGAGATCGCACCCTCTCTTTATTCTCAGAAATATGTGGACGTGGGGAGTCCTTTCAATGTTGTCCGTAAAACGGACAATATGTACACTAGCTCTCAAATTGTATTAGATCTAAAGAGTAGGAAGATGGTGCTTTATCTGATCCCAGAAGAAGCGAGTTTTTTGGGTGTCTCTATAGATAAAGAAATAGAACAAGCCAAATGCTCTTTTGAAGTCAAAGAGTTCTCATTCTTTGATGAAGCAGGTGGTTTTGAAATCAAAAATGTCGTTTATTGAGGCTTAAGTATGTCTGTATTGTTTAAAAAAAATCAAACCCTTGGTCGTGGCGATTTAGATATTTTTCTCACTAATAGTAATGGGAATGTTTCTAATGCTTCAGAAATAACATACGCACTTTTCTTTGTAGATCCGGGCCCTCCAGAAGCAGATGTTCTTATAGGAGACCCTGTGAGGATACCTGAAAACCCTAGTGTTGGTGAATACTATGCTTCAGTAAGAATCCCGCCATCTGCGAGCTATGGCACTTATCGGATTAGGTGGTCTTTGAAAGAACTTGTGAATAGTCCTGTTCAAACAGTTGTTCAAGAGTTTCAGATTATCCCAGAAAACGCTTCTTTTGGGATCTCTTTAAATAAAGCAGAGAAGGGGATGATAGATAAACTTAGAATGCTACTTCGAGATCAAAATCCTGATAAATACTATCACTTCAGACCTCCAGAGCATGAAGCGAACATTGGTGCATACAACAGAGTATTTGGTCAAGTATGGGAGGACGCTGAGTTCTTAGAATATCTTGAAAGGTCTTTAGATTGGTGGAATATGCAACCCCCTGAAACGGAGAACTTAACTACAATCCAAAACCTTGTGGATCGAAAGCCTGTTTGGAGGACACCTGTACTCCAAGGAGCGATACAGTTTGCAGCTATGGCACTCCAAGCTAATTGGATTGTAGATGAGTTTGACTACTCTATTGGTGGGATAAGTCTGAACATAGACCGTTCTTCTAAATATGAGAGTTTGAAGTCAAGTGCAGAACAGATGTGGAGTCAGAGCGTTGAAGCAAAAGCTCGAACTACAAAGTTTATGAGAGGGCTTTCCCAACCGAAATATGGGATCGGGATTCGGTCGGCCTTTGGGCCCCACGTTGGTCGAGGTGTTTTATCTCCTCGTAACTTCATGTAGGAGATAACAATGTCTGAACAAATACAACAAACAGAAGAGAGGGTGCAAAAGAAACTTTTAGATTTATTTTTCAAAGGTCTTTCCGCTCTAATGTTGCCTGTTCTAATCTGGGCGTACTCTGTTTCTTTGGATATCGCTATAATTAAAGATTCTGTTTCAGACCTAGAAGGTGACCTGGGTCAAGAGAGTGTGAGAATCAAAACGAATACTTCTTCTATATCCACTAATAATAGTAAGATTGGTGATCTTAAATATGTTGAGAAGTACCAAAAAAAGATGGAGAAAGACTTAGACGATACTAAGAAATCTCTAGAAAAAATCCATATCGCTCTTGTTAAGATTCTTCAAAAAAAGTGAGTCGCTTCCATGAAAACTCTTTCCTATATTTTCATACTGTTTTTCTCTTTAGTTGCTCTTTCTGCCTTTCCTACACAAGGTGAAAGGAGTAAGAAGAGGGGTTTGCAAGAGAGCCAAGCAGAGGTTCTCCAAACAGTAGAAAATCGTTTGGAAGAAATAGGGGTAGACACTGAAACAAAAGTGCTTAAAACTAGAACAAGCTCGGTAGAGTCTCTTAGTCCTCAGAGTAAGAGGGTAGAAAATCTAGTTGTCACCACAAAAAACATAAAAGAAAAATGTAAAGAGATTCAAAATCTCTTGGAGGAATATAATGAGCGTTAACACTCAGCCTGTACAAGTTGGAAATCTGAATGAAGAAGAGCTTTCTGAATTCACTCGTGTTCGCAATCTTGCATCTCAAATGATTCAACAACTTGGAACTTTGGAGCTTCGTAAGGCAAGATTGGTTTCAGATTTGAACACGAACGAAGAGTCTGCACAAGCTCTTTTAAGCGTTGCGAGAGAGCGAGTCGGTGTCGCAGAAGACACCCCTTGGCAGATCCGAGATGATGGCACTATCTTTGTTATGCAAGCTTCAGAAGAAGAAGCTGTTAGCGAAGAAGGTTAAGAATGAAAGAGAGGTAGCATATGACAGCAGGTTGGTATTACTCTAGGAGTCCTTATCCTTTACCTCCTACTTCAACAAGTGCAACCTCTCCTTTCATAAGAGGTCTTATCGACCTTCGTTGGGACAATCCTTCTTCTCGACATGAGAATGAAGGTTGGCTAGTTAGAGGTGTAAATGTATATCGCTCCCAGAGTTCAGATGTAGGTCCTTTTCGTAGGGTGAATCTGAGTCCTGTGGGAGGCACTTTCTATCGTGACGGAGATTGTACTGAGACTATACATGATGAAATAGTAGATAACTGGATTTCTTTCAACAATCAGGGCGAAAGACCTTATCGGTTCAAAACCAAATATGCTATTTCTAGTGTTTCTGTAGTTGGGGAGGCTTCGACTTCACCTAAAGATGTTGTAGTAACTGTTAATGGTGTAGTTATTCCTGTCATGTCGGTTTTAGGGCAGACAGGCGAAGTTTCTCTTGCAGAATACCACATAGAAGACCCTAAGAATCTTAGGGTGGAGTCCTATCCTCCTCTTATAAAAGAGGGAGATGAGGTTGTTATTTCTTATGTGGCTTACTTTTCTGATAGAAAAGTAAACACGGGTATAGACCGTAGAGATTACTATCGTATTTCTACAGTAGCAGAAGACCCAAAAACAGGTTCTTTGTATGAAACTCCATTAGAGTTCTGTCCTCCTTTCTCAGATAGAGAAATAGAGAGGGTGGATTATATGTGGAAAGAGGGCATACGGAGAAATAACTGGATACTAGAACAAGGTGGAGAGAGGGTTAAGCTTTTCAATAGGAGGTTGAATGGAGAACCTTGTGGCTGTGTCGCTTTTAATAGAGAAACTTTAGAATATGCAAAACAACCCGACTCTCTTTGCAAGACCTGTTTTGGTACAGGAATTAAAGGGGGTTATGACGGACCTTATGATATTATTGTAGGTCCTGATGAGGGAGAGAAACGTATTTCTCAAGAAGAAAGAGGTCGTAGGAAAGAACACAACTATGGTGTGTGGATCGGACCTAGTCCAATCGTTGCTCAGAAAGATTTCATTGTGAAATTGAACAATGAGAGGTTTTCCATAGGGGCGATCACTTATTCTTCTAATCGTGGAAATATACTACATCAAGCTTTTAACATCGCATATCTAGATCAAGGAGACATACGCTATAAAGTGCCAATACATGGTGTTCCAGTGAGCTGGCCTCAAACAAGGTATTCACGTTGGCATATAAGAGAGACTTATGACGCTAGGTCAGACGCTCCTTATTCTTTGGGTGTTGACAATTCTTATCCTATGGAAACAGATCGCCCTGACAAACCTAATCAGTTTGAAGTGAGTGGTAGAACTGCTACATGGGAAAACCACAATTCATAGGGCTTGAGTTATGTCTCAGGGAAGAAGCCAAAGAAGAACAGACGGCAAGTTTGTTTTTATAAAAAAAATAAAACCGAAGATGGTTTTCAGAAATAGTAATAACTCTATTCTTTCTTCAGCACCAAACTTCGGCTTTACACAAGATGTTTTAAAAGTGATTGGCGATTACATCTTGATGAGCATCAAAGAAGAAATAGATAGGGTGTCTAATCTAGGTCAAGGTATACCAAGAAATAGCCAATTTAAAGAATCGTTTTTCTACGAGATCAAGAAAGACACTAAAGGGGTTCTCAGACTATATCTCCATTCGGATTGGAGATGGGTTGGTAGGTATTTGAGTGATCGTGGGGAAATAGAGATGAAGTGGCTCACAGGGTTAAAGAACAATAGAGGCAAAAGACAGACTATTCCTATCAAAGATAAGAAGACAGGGGAGATGGTTTTTAGAAATGTGCCTTTAAAGACTAAGAATGCTTGGGTTCATCCTGCAATAAACAAGTACAACTTCATAGAGAACGGTATAGAAAAAGGACAGCGAAGGGCTATTCCTGTTATTTCTAAGATGATACAGAGAAAGATCAGAACTTAGTTTTAGTTATTAAATAGACAAAAAAGATGTCTATTTAAATTATTTTACTTGAGCTAAGAAAAGTGCGAGTGGTATGAGAAATCTGTTTGTGTGTGTGTGTGTGCTTATTATTTCTAGTGGAGATGAAGTTCCAAAACCCCCGAATACAAAAGAGTTTTACTCTGAAGAGGAGGATGGAGACATTCTTTTGGATTTTAACTTTGTATCTCTACAGAATAGAAGATTCGCTTAAGAGATTTTTATGTTAAGATTTTGTCTGCCTAGTAAAAAGAGTGTGTACTCCTTTTATTTCCTAGTTTACTTGGAAACTGTTTAAATAAGAATTGAGGGTTCTAGTGAGTGAAAAAAAAGAAGTAGCAGAAACACATGAAATGGTGGGTCCTCCTAACCCAAATGAAATAAAAACAACAGTGCATATGGTGGACGTTCAACCCCATATGGGACATGTCTACCTTATAGTTGTGGCGGCGATTGTAAGTTATGGGATTACAGAAGTTGTTAAACCTTTTATAGCCCTCACCTGTAAAGAAAAGTCTGAGGCAGTAACTCGACTCGTGTCTGTTATCATTGGAGGTATAGTTGGATATACGCTTTCCTATGAGATCCTAGACCTATGGTTAGGGGCTTCAGCTGGAGCTTTAAACGTCTATATTGTTAAGGTTGTGAAGTCTAAGATTAAGTCAACACTTGGTGTGGATCAAACACCTGCCACAGAAGCTGAAAAACCAAAGGATAATCCATGAAATATCTATACCACTATAAAGCTGAAGTCCTTTCCTTGATGGCATCGCACTAGAATACTCAAAACATCCCTACGCTAATAATAGAACCTATGGAGAATAAACTATGTCTAAGACAATCACACTAACACATACAGGCAAAGGTTCTATCGACCCTCGCTCTAAAATTGAACTCTCAGGAGAAGGGTATACTCTCTATTTCAATGATCTTGCAGATAACCTCGATCAGAGTCAGTACACAAGATCAATAGCCCCTCCCTCAAGTCTTACTTACACCACAGGTGGGAATAATACAGTCTCTATGGCTCTCACAGATAGAGTGGAACTATCTATCGAGAGTGGGTCAATCGCTAACTATCTCGCTAACGGATATGTTACGGCTGTTTATAGTGGTTCTGAGGGAGGTTCTCTTGAAGTTGTGGAAGGTATTACATTATACGCCACAGACCCCACAGGCAACGGAGGAGAAGATCCCGATGTGAACGATCAAGGTATCAGAATTAATGGAAAGAGCGGGGTCAGTAATGGTTATATAGACTTTTTCTATGACGATGATGACTCAATGTTAAGAGTCATCGCACACCCTTCCACTAATATACCTAATGACGCAGGTGATGCCGATATGGTATTTATGACATCAGCAGGGTACGCTGTGGGAAATGACAGTACAGGGGGTGGAGAGTTTCGAGTCAAGACAGGGTATGGTTTGGATTCTAATGCCCAAGACGCAAACGGTAAAAACGGAGGTGATGTTGAGATTTTAACTGGAAGTGGTGGAGAGTTTGGGGGGAAAGGGGGTACGATTTCAATCACAACAGGACAGGGGCATGGAGATAAAGGTGGAGATATTCTGATCGTGACAGGCGAGGATCGCATAAACGGTAACGGAGGGGATATCTACCTTGAAGCAGGAGCAGGCTTAGGCGTAGGCAATCGAAGTGGTAACATCACTCTAGCACCTATGACGGGTATAGCAGGGGCTACTAGCGGCAATCTTAAAATCGCAAACATGGATCATGGGCTACTTTCTATTGATGGGAACTCTAATGTAGTATCCACAGGGAATGGTTTCCTCGTAAAGAAAGAAACTATTAATGTTGCTATTGGTCCACTCACCCAACACATCATTGCAGATGCAGACTTTCAAAATGTACTCCGAGCCGAAAGTATTATCACTGTAACACTCCAAACCGTAGCAGGTGTAACTGTAGCCACTGCACCTTATGTTTCAGACATACAACCAGATACAAACTTCACTGTAGGGTTCGATCTCACAAATGGTAATGTTGGGGCAGTTGATATTTTTATTAACTACATGATTGTAGGATAACTATGAAATACCTATATCACTATAAAGCTGAAGTCCTTTCCGTATATGATGGAGATACTGTCACCCTCATGATAGATCAAGGCATGAAGCACTTTGCTCGTGTGAAAGTAAGAATGATTGGGATAGACACTCCAGAAATACGAACTAAAGACCTCGAAGAAAAGAAAAGAGGGTATGACGCTAAAGACTACCTCAAGTCTCGCATCGAGGGTAAAACCATCATTGTACAAACACAGAAAAAAGGAAAGTTTGGGCGATGGCTTGGTGTGCTGTGGGAGTATTCTGAAGATTCAGAGGAGCTAGGTGAATCACTCAATGACGAAATGATCCGTATGGGTCATGCCAAAGCGTATGATGGTGGTAAGAGATGAATCCTCGTTCCTCTCCTCACGCAACAAGTCGGGAAGCACTTAGAGTTTGGAAATCTCTAACTCGTAAATATGACAACGAGGACGATGTGCTTGCCATTACACATAGACCACACAATGTAGAGAAAAAGTCAGCGTCTTCAGTCCTTAGAGACTTAGAAATAAGAGTCGCAAGACTTGAAAGACAATCTTCCCCAAGAGTTAGTTTTGAGCGAGAAGAAGAGACCCTACGACTGAATAGGAAATACAACTTAAAGTATATTTATATAATCGCCAAGAATGAAGCAGACGAAGAGATGGGGTTTGTGGCTGCTAAACTAGAGACCATAGATTACAGTCGAGATTGTAGTGATGATCTCAAAGCACTACAATCTAAGTATCCTCAACTACAAGAGCGAAAATCTTTAATCTTATACTGGAGTAGTGTGGCAAAGGAATATCAAGGGCAAGGTATAGGGTCGAAGCTATACTATGAGAGTATAAAAGAAGGATGGCGGGAAAATAAAAATAAACCCTTCATCTTTGTTCCGCATTACTGCAAACATAATGGGTCTACTAGCGAAGAAGCACTGAGGGTTTGGAACTCACTTGTTCGTAAATATCCCTCCTCTGGTCATTGTATTGCCATTCTCAAAAAACCATAAGGGTATGTTTGGCTTCCTACTCTTACACCTTAAGCTTTAATAATTTTCTGATACCTCTTTCTTTCGTAGTCTTCTCAAACACCATCCTATAAGGAGAATCTTAATGAACCGATCCGCATCTGAAATAATTCTCAACCTTGAGAACAGGGTTACAAGACTTGAAAATCGGATTGCTAGTGAGGCCGTAGATCTGCGTTATGTTCACGATCTTGCCAAGCAAAAACTATCAAACAGAAATGTTGTTGATGTGCAAAGAGGGAAGGACCCTACAGGTCGAGAGATGGTTTCTATCACTCTTTCTAATGGTGTAGAAATAAGCTACTCAAAATACCATAATATTATTATGACAACATCTACGGGTGACGCTTTAGATATTGGAAACCCGCCTCATGGAATGATGAATGAACAGATGGATTCAGACATAGCTAAATACAGTCGTTTTTGAGTCCTATTTCTTTACGGCCTCGACACCATTTAGAGTCTTCAACTGTCCAAAGTAACCTTTTACGTCCTCTTTTGCGTTTAAGAGCTAACTCTGCTTTCATAGCTTCAGATCTGTTAGCGTATGTGCCGTAAGTACACATGAGCTTCCAAGGTCTGTGTTTTGAAGTATATTTCCCTCCGCCCTTTATTTCTCCATTATGTTGGCGTAGTCTACGATTAACATCGGTAGTACAACCGACATAAAAGAAGCCTTCAAGTTGTTTTCCTGTCTTTGCTGACTTTCTTAATTGTTGGCTTTGTATGACGTATACGACCCATTCACTCATCTCTGTAGTTCCTTTATCTAATCTCTTACATATATATTATAGGAGAGTCTCATGGATGTAATCCGAAAAATCGCAACATTACACATACAAGCGAAAAGCTAATGGGAAGTCTAGCTCAAAGGGTTGCCTACACCTATTTAAAAATAGCTGAAGAGAAATCTTTAAATCTTAAAATAGATGAGAAGTTTAAAACGTGGAAAGGGAAGAGTCCTGTAACGGAGAATGAAGTAGGTTATTGGACTGTTAAAGGTTGGTTGCAAATAAAAAAGCCAAACAAAAACCAAACAGGGCTTAAAGAATATGCGGAGGAGGTGTTTGAGAAATTCCGAGAAGCAATAGAAGAGGATGAGGAGTCTGAAAGTGATTCCTCCTCACATGGATCTTTCAAAGGTGAGAAAAAAGCTCCTGGACTAGATGGAAAAAGTCAGAAAATCTTAGAGGATGCACAAGAGGCTTTGGGGAAGGAGAACTTTGGTCTTCCAAAAAATGTTTTTGAGAAGAATAAATTTGTTCTCACCTCCGCTTCAAAAGTGGAGCGTAAGGAAGTAGAGAAATTTGCCAAAGATATAAGGGATACCTTTAAGACTCCGGGATATAGTCGTGGGGCTATAAAACAAAATCTTGATGTTTTGGGGAAGGATGAATGGCTCAAGCGTCATCTTTCAATGGTGGCAAAGCCTATCCAAGCGGCTATTGCTACAATGGGGCCTAAAGGGGATTTAAAGAAAGAAATGGGAGAGATTTTAGAAAGTAACCCTGAAGTAGCGGGAGCAGCTAAGAATTTAGCATCTAATTGGACACAAAGCACTGTTATACCTATGGTGACAGGCACAACGAGTCTTGCAGGTTTAGCAGGGAAAGCGGTGACAGGGGCTATAGGAAAAACTGTTCTTGCTACTATACCTGTTCTTGGGTCGCCCATTACAGTGGCTACTATTGCTTCTGCTGTTGTAGGTACTATTGCGTATAAGACTCTTTTTCATGGGAGATCAAAAAAAGCCAAGGGAAAACTATTTTCTGTCAGCTCAGATTTACCTGATTCATATGATAGCTTAACTTCCGATGTATATGCAGGATATGCCACACCTGAGAGTGTAGAGGCAGAGTACAATAAAAAGCTTGATGAAGTGCTTGAAGATCAGACTTTAGGTGCAGAGGGGCTTCGGGAGAAGGTTTTAAAACTACATAAAGAGTTCGAGGACAATGCCCGACCTGCCATAGATAAGGCTTTATATCAGTTGGGTAAAACTGAAGGTTCAGGTATGTTTTCTTTCTTGAAGCGAGGCGTAGAAGAAAAGAAAGGTGCTCCTGTACTCATTAAGCTTCTTAAATTAAAAGATCAATTTGATGCACAAGATCAAATTGCAGATTATATAGAGAATAACTCAGAAGAAGTTGGAGAGCTAATTAAGAGAGTGCTTCAAGGAGATGAAGAAATACCTCCTGAAGTGATGGATGCACTTAAAGGTAAATGTGATACTGAGTCTTCTTCTGTAGAAGAAGCTCCTTCTAAGAAAGATAGAAAGGCTTCAAAAATGGATCGAGCTTTTGAAAAAAGCATAAAGGAATTTAAAGATCTTGAAAAGTTCTTACCCGTAAGAAAGATTATACCTCTAGTTGAAAACCAAATTAGGGATTTCATAAAGAGGTGTAACAGTTTAGATCCTATTGAAGATGTAGAAGTCTTTAAAAAAGCTGTTACAAGAGAGCATTATCAGAAGAGAATAAACTTCTTGAAGAACTGGCTTTTAGAGCAAGGTTATTCTTATGATGTAAGAAGAAAGAAAGTCACTCCACTTTCAAGAGAAGAATCTAAAAGAAGGGTCTTAAGAGTAGCCTGTTTCAGGCTTTTCAGATCAAAATCGTGAATTTCTATTTCGCAGATGGATCTATACTTATAAGGCTTTTTATTTTAAACTTTTGAATGAAGTTAAATAGTTTTTTTATGTCTCTTTTCTTGTAGTGGTTTTTTTTAATATTCAAACAGGAGTGCCAGATGAGCCTAACACAAAAAATTGCAACTTTAATGGGTCGCATTGAGCGTCTTGAGCGTTCTGCAAAGGTCAACTTTGATCGTGACATTAATACGCTTAAGCGTAAGAAATCTATTTCTCAACTTTTTGAACTTGCGGAGGAGGTTCTTCTAATCGCCAGAAATAAAGGGTTTATGGGAACGAAAATCCAAGAAGATGGGGACTTACCTGTGGTTGTTCTTGGGAGAGGAATGTACATTTTCTTGCGACCTACAGAATATGTTTTTGAATCAAATGGTTCTTCTCGAAGTTATCAACATTGGGGAGATCTCATCAGTCGTCTGAGCCAAGAGCAAGGTGCTTTTGGTAACGAAGAGGCTATGATGGAAGCCACTGACATCATGTCTACAACCCAAGACGTTCTTTCTATTCTCCAAGGAGCAAGAAACGGTGACGGATTTATGGGAGAGCGTTGGATGCTTTCTTCAGATAATGGGAAGAAAGCTACTTTCACCACAGGTTCAGGATCAATGAGTCTTTCTGTAGTACTAACGGCTCGTGGCATTAAGTATTCTCTTACAGGCCCTTATGTGAAGCCTAATCAGCCTATGGCTACCTTAAATGGCTTCATTCGAGAAGAAGGTCGGGCGATGCAACTCAATATGCTTGCATATAAGCTAGATGATATAGTACAAAAAGCAGGTAAGCGTGTTCGCAAAACACGAATGAATGCGATGAAAGAGCTGAAACTCGTATAGTTCACCAGACTTGGAAAAGCAATCCCAAGCTCAGATTATTTCTTTCGCTAGAAAATAAATAAGAAACATTCGGAGCAAAGTTTAAGTACTTACCTCCAAGTTTAGGGTGGTAAGAAATAGAGAGTCCTGCTCCAAAGTAGGTGTTGGAAATATAACCTACTCCTCCCATTCTTAGTTTAGCGTCTAATAAGTTTAAGAAGCTCCCCCCCACTTGAACGCCCATGTCGTACTCTTGGTTTGGGAGTGTGCTTAATCCTGCGTAGTAGGCAGGCTCAAAGGTCTTATATTTCTTTGAGTGTCCATAAGGCACAGTAGGTACATAGAAGAACTTAGGGTCTAGGTTTGGGTCGCCTTCTAGCATTTTGTCTTCTACTAGAGTGATGAACTCCCCACTTTCAGAGAAATATCCTGCTTTTATATACACGCCTTGGTTTTGAACACCGCCACTACCTAAACTATCTTGGTTTTCACCATAAGTGACGACATCAATTTTAAAAGCTAGATTGAGGTCTAAGTTTCCAAAATCAGATAGCCACAAGTTCTCTGTTCTAAAAGCCCCTACAGGTTTCCCTCCATTTTTATAGTTTGTTTCCCAAGAATAAGAAATACTAGGGCACTTATCAGGGTCATAGTAGTGTACACAGGTTAAGAAATCATCTGCATCTATACCGTTCCATTCTGAGGTTGGTGCTTTTATTTCTTCTGTTGTTTTTTGACCTGTGATTTGGACTTTTATTTTCCCACCTTTCAGAGTTTTTTCGATCCTAGAGAAACGCTGTGAATAAGAGAGGATCTTGGAGTCTGTTTCATTGAGGTGTTTTTCAAGAGCTTCTGTCTTATTTCCTATTTGTGAGATAATGTCTTCCGTTCTGTTCTCCATGTCAGAGTATGAGATCATCTTTGACTTTGCAGAGTTTATGTTTTCTTGTAACTCAGAGATCTTGGTAGCATTTGCAGTCAACACACCTTCAAGTTGCAAAGAAATAGTATCTTCTAGCTTTTGTTGTTTATAATTGTTCCAAATCTGTAGTCCTGTTGAGAGAAATAGAGCCAAAGCTAATAAATATTTCGGAAGTTCTGCATAAGCTAGTATATCTTTCCACATAAGTCTGAACCTTTCGTAATAATGTAGAGACAAGATACTAGACATTATAAAAGAGAAATAAGCTAGTGTAGACCTCTATTAATAAAACTTTTAAGGGGGGCTGGACTTAAACCCCTCTAAAAAGTATATAGAACACTTACCCTCCCTAACATAAAGGAAAAAAGCGTATGTTGTACTCTTGTGCAGTTGTTCTAGTAGGTGGAGAGAAGACCTATGCCAGTCAATTTAAACTAAAAGCCATGAAGCATGGCATCTATTTAAACATTGTGTCTCATATACATTGGGATCAGAAAGTGAAAACACTACCGACTAGTGGTGTAGACGCTGTTATTGTCCTTAAAGATATATGTAACCATAACCTCAGAGATTGGGCTTCAGCCGAAGCAAAAAAACATGGGATGAAGTTCTGTGAGATCAGTCAGAAGATCTCCATTGGGATTGCAAGATTAAGAATCGTCTTGGGTATGGATTTCACACCTATCGGGTTGGACTTAGAAGACGAAGGTCTTATGGCTACAGGAGTTAAGTCCGAGGTGTCGACTCTTCATGATATAATAGAAGCCAACCCTGAGTTTCTACTACCTAAAAACAGAGCATCGCTTTCTTCAAAAAAGAAGTATGTGTCTTATATTTGTAAGAATTTCATATCTTACTTGAGGGCTGTTGAAGAAACGAATCCCTTTGATCAATTTCCAAAAGAGGTGCTGACCCACACTCGCTTTAAAGAGCAATCATTACACTGCTTCCATGAACTAAGAAAAATATATGGCTCTGCTCTCCATCATAAAAAAAATGGGTTTTTAGAGGTCAACGAAATTGCCAAACAAGTCATAGTGTTGATGTGTTTGGATAAGAAGTGGAGTGCTTTCGACATAAAGAGGACCCTTAGCTTTGGTTTAGGGTATGTACTTACAAAAGAAGAAATGGATACTATAAAAATGACTCTTACTGCTGTTGACGAAGATAAGGATACCTTGTCATTGATATTGCGTCATGCTGTCTTGTTAAATCCTGTACGAGCTTTCGGGTTTCATTCAGACCAAGAATCTCGTAGAGATTGTTTCAACACTTTCACACAAGACTACTCTGAGGGTGTAGACCAAGATGATTCTATCATGGGGAAATTTAAATTTCCTGTCTTGGATGAAGCTAAATACCAAGAGCTTGAAGATAGAATCCACACCGTCAGTCGAGATCGAAAACAGAAATCAGACTTGAAGAGAGCCTTAATCGTTGCAAGAGAGGAGTGGTCAAGACACTACCTGTCTCTTAGAGAACAAGGAACGCTTGCTTTCAGTAATCGAGAGTTCGCTCGTTGTCATAAAGAAACATGGGGCAGTCGTGTATCAGACTCTTTAAGAAAAGAGCTTCACCAAGTGACAGAAGAAGTCCAAGTGACAGAAGAAGTTCAAGTGACAGAAGAAGTCCAAGTGACAGAAGAAGTTCAAGTGGCTGAAGAAGTTCAAGTGGCTGAAGAAGTTCAAGTGGCTGAAGAAGTTCAAGTGGCTGAAGAAGTCCAAGAGAAAATAGAAGCTCTTGGTCAGTGTCTTTCGAGAATAATAATTGGAGATCTAGAGATGGTACTCGAAGGCTCTCTCTATATCGAAGAAGTTTCTATGGGTACACAAATTAAGATTTTAGAGGGACAGAGAAAAATCACGATTGATTCTTTTGATGGTTCTTCTCTTAAAGGGGTGTCTATTCGGTAGTTTCTACCATTGGGGTTCAGCTTCTAAAAATCCCACTGAACCTCTATTTATACTTTTTTATGACTTCACGTTTTTAATTTATATTTAAATGCTCTTCTAAGTTGGTAGTGTTTACTACTATCTAAAGAGAATGAGGAGCTGAAAATGAAGATAAGCGTAGAGGGTTTAATTGGGGTTGGGAAGTCTACATTCGTAAAGCATTTTTGCGAGATGACTTCTTACTCCCCTTTGTATGAGTCTGTTTCAGACAATCCTTTTTTGAATCTGTTTTATGAAGACCAAAGCAGATGGGCATTTACCCTCCAAATGTATTTCTTGTATGATCGTTGCAAGAACCACATGGTAGAGGGCAATACTCTCCTTGACCGCTCTATCTATGGAGATATTTGTTTTGCGAACATTCTCCGAGACCAAAAAACAATGGACATACAAGAATTTGAATCTTATATGAGTCATTTCAGTTTGGTTGAATCTTTCATTCCAAAGCTGGACGTGTGTATTCACCTTCATATTTCAGAAGAAGAAGCTATGGGTCGCATAGCCAAGAGAAATAGAAGTTTTGAGTCCAACATACCTTTGGATTACTTACAAAGACTACAGGAACAGCTTCAGAGTTTGCCTGAGTATCTCCCAAAACAAACAAAATACATAAGAATAAATTGGGGGGATATGTCAGAGAGCGAGATCCGAGAGGAAATAAAGGGCGTTATTTCTACCCTTTAGTGTTTGCAGGAGTTTGCCACTTCTTTGGATATGGTTTCATTTTCTTAGGGTCTTTTTGACCTTGGTTCATGAGGTAGTATCTCTTATTTCTTTCGCAATGATCGCTGTTTGGCTCTTTGTATTTGCAGTATATGCTCCAAGCTAATGCCCAAGCCTTTGAAGTCTCGTAATCTTCTTCTTCTTCAAAGTAGTGTGCTTTTTCAGTGACATACTTAGGGACATCTCTTTCTTTTTTTTCAGCGACGAACATCTTTTCTGCATTTCTTGTAGGTAGGGAATGAGTTGAATATCCTCCCCAGGCTTTCTCATAGGAATTGAATGCTAGTTTAAGACTGTCCACATTTCCTGCAAGGATGGTGTGGTTATTATCTTTTATCCACTGTCCAATAGCCCTCAAATACTCCATATCCCTTTTCTGGTCTCGTATTTCTTGTACCTCTTCTTGCCATTTGAAGAAGAGGACTGTGGCTTTATTTATCTTTCTCACTTGTGACCCGTAGATAGTACCGTAGGGTTCTGCGAGAAAACCTGAATCATTCAAAAATGCTTTTTGACTTCCCGGTAAGTAAATGCGAGCTAAGAAACCTTGACCTGTTTGTTTTGTCCATAGGTTGTGTTTCTGCCCAACTTTCGTTAAGAGTGATGAGAGCTTCTCTATATTCTCGATGCTTTCCTCTTTCTCCCACTCTTTATTTCTTTTACTCTCATTCAGCTTCCACTTCTTATATTCAGGGGACTTTCGGAACTTGTACTCTAAAAACTCTTTACTGTCTGAATCCGTTAGATCAAAGGTATGCCCTGATCTCTTCAGATAAGCGTTTCTGACTATTTTTCTTATTTCTCTCTTATACATTGTGTGTTCCTTTTAATAGTATATTTATAGTCTTTCTATGTTTGTGACTATTAAGATTCTATGAAAAGGAGAGAAGATATGGCTAATACTGACTCAACCCCCGCAAATGGAGCACAAGGCTCTAGCCACATTTACGATTACAACTCAAGTCCAAACACTAGGGCGGCTATTTCTCAGAAGGTGAGGATTCTTACTCCTGTGTATAAGCCAGGTCAAGAACAGAACAACTTACTTTATCAGTTAGGTGTGTGTTCTTCTTTCTCTGCTGATTTCAATAGGAGTGTAGAGGACATTCGTGGTATTGGCTTTGGCGATCAGATTGCAGAGCGAGTTCCAGGTGTTTCTGATCCTGTGGATGTTTCTATAGAAAGAACTCTTATGTATCTTTCTAACGGACACCAAGCGTTTGGTTTTGCTGGTGGTGTAGATGGCCCTGTTAGAACTCTTCAACATCACAGATGGCCTTTTGACATTGAGCAACAGTTGGTTTTCTCATCTATTGCAGATACTGAAACACCTACCGCAGTTTTTGAGAATCAGCAGGGCTTAAGAGATATTGACTTTAGTGGTCAAAGTGTGACAGGTGCTTCTGATTACTATACCGAGCAAAAACACAAGGCTATAATCACTTATTTCGAGGCTTGTTGGATGACTTCCATAAGTGGAGCGAATCCAACTGCTGACTCTTCACTTATGGCTCAGAGTATTTCAGCAGCAGCTCAAGATGTACACGATCTGTTCTCAACTTATGGTGAGTTCTTACCAAGCGGTAATGACCCTACTATCGGTCAGAACGCCACTATTCGCCACAACAATGTAAGTGTTGCTTCAGGTAACGACGCTCTTTCGAGATCAGGAGCTGAAGATGTTGAAGGATCTAGTGGTGGTGTTGCAGATGGTGGTCTTTAATACCTAAAGAAATAGAAGTCTTTGGGTATTATAGGGTAGCCGTACCCTCTAAACAAACGGACAGGATTAAAAAATAATGATTACATTAAAAGATTTAGAGAGTGCTTTTGCACCTCTTTCAGAAATAGGTCACAAAGAAAAAGTCTTTGATCTTTTTGGTATGAAGATCACTCTCTCCACTCTTACTCCTTCACAAGAGTCTGCTGTACAACGTGCTGTCTCAGATAGTCAAGAAGACACAGATGCTCTTGCTTTAGAGTTTGTAGATAAGTTTCGCTCCGAAACATTAAGTCGTTGTATTGCTCAGATAAACGACTTTGATCTAAGATCTTCTCATGTTCTTACAGGAGAAGTCTTAGATAATGGTGTTGGAGTTAGAATAACAAAAGAGGAGGCAGTATTTGGTATTATTTCTTCTTGGAGTAGAGCAGTTATTTCTCAAGTTTTTAACTCGTATGCTCTTCTCGTAGAAGAAGTTGAAAAAGAGCTAGACGCTAAGTTTGATCTAAAGAAACTTGATGTTGAAGACGAAAAAGAAAACCTTCAAAACAGACTTAAGATAATTGAGAGTGCCGAAGCTGTTGAAGAAGTTTCAGACACTCCAAAAGAAAACATAGAGGTGGCAAAGTCTGAATACTCAGATGCCTTAAAGGGTATGGGGCAATGATAGATGTCCGACCCATATCAAGAAATAAGACACCTCATATATGATGGGTTCTTACAGAACCATATAATTATTTCTGAGGGTGATTTCTTTTTGAAACTTAGAAATCCTTCTAATGAAGATTTAGATTGGGTTTCAGAGTATTCTCCCACTTTAATGTGGAAGAAAGAAATAGCCTTGGTTGGCAGGAGTATACATTCTGTCAATGGTAGGAAGATTGACAGAGAAAACATATTTGATCTGATACGTTTTTTCTCCACTTTTAATACTCAAACGATTAGTCGTATTTCTTCCATAACCTATCGTCTTATGGAATCCGCAAAAAACGCTCACCGCTACCTGGAAGCGTACTGCTATGAAGACGAGTCTAGGTCTTTGTGGAATATGTGGATGGCTAATCAAAAGTTTGGCTATTCTCCTATAATAAATCAGACTAAGCTCAATGAACTACAAACCTCTTGGGTGAATTGGAACTTAGCTGAAGATGACCGTAAGTCTTCTCGGAGAGATTGGGATCAGTCTCTCTTGATCACATCTAGTATGAACCACAAGGGTGCTAAAGAAATAAGCTCTAAATGGGAAGCTACTGATAAACGAGAAGAAGAATATCGTCAAAATATAAAGAAATCCGCTAAAGAAGGACATCTAAATAAAGAGTCCGTATCTAAGTTAAGAAATAATCTCGATACTTTTGATGACCTCAAAGAAGAAATGCGAAAATGGGTGGCAGGGGAAGAAGACGACCATGATCGTATTGTTAGAGAATATAAAGAGTCGATGTACCGCAAAATCGAGGATAGTAAACTAAGAGCTGAAAACATAAGAAGAGACAATGAAGAGCGGAGAAAAGATTTATCAATATTTAATGATCCTTCCTATAGAAGCAGTCCAGTAGTTGCACTATCAGATGAAGAAGTTAAGAAAATGGTATCTTCCACAAAGAAATATAAAATCTCAGATGACCACGAAGAAAAGTTTGAACACGTTAAAGATCGTTATATTACGGCACATCAAACAAGTGGTCATTTGAAGATAGACGAAGATGGAAATATTGTAGACACTAAAAAATCTGAAAAGCAATCTTTGATGAGTCAGCTAAAGAAACGGCCTACCGTATTAGGAGATAGATGATGGCTAGTGAAAGTGCAAAAGTAGCAGAAATAGGAAACAACTTAGACGCTGTTATTTCCAACCTGCAAAAAGCAGGGAAGATGGACATCATCGGTGCAGGTGATCTCCAACGTATGAAGGCTATGGAGAAGCTTTCAAAAGATGTGTCCAAGACATTAGTTGAAGGTGGGGCTAAGAATTATAGACTCATGACTCAAAACTTGGAGGCTATTTCTCATAGAATAGGTGGGCTTCAAAAAGAGCAGATGAAATACCTGACCATATATGACAAAGCAGTCAAGTCAGGTAATGAGAACATGATCAAGCTCGCTGAGAAAAGACTCAAATTAGCTAACAAACAAATGGAAGCGAGGCAGAAAGAAATAGAGCTTGAGCAAAAAAACTACACATACGAATATCAGAAGCTCAAAGACCTAAAGAAAGAATTAGAGTTCGCAGGGTCTAATATGCAGGGTACGATGTTCGACCCCGACCTTAACTTCAGAAATATAGATAAAGTTGCAGAGTACGCAGAAGGTCAGTTTGATCATGTAGCCGGTGCTTTTGGCGATGCGATGAGTGGGAGTCTTGATAATGTTGCAAGTAGAGGTATTGGGATTACAAGAGGTATTTCTAAAAGACTAAGAATTGCAGGTCAGCAGATTGAGGCTAGGGATGAGAAAAGTGGAGGACACTCCAAACTAGGAGGTATGATTACCAAGCTAGGTAAAGGTTTAGCTGTTTTTGGTGGTATCGCCGCAGGTTTATTCGCTGTAGCTAAAGCCATGCAAGCTGTTGAGGAAGCACAGAAAGGTGCGAACAAAGAACTCTTAGACTCTGTGGGTGGCACAGACCTAATGGTCTCTGGTACAAACAATCTTTATGACGCAGTAAATACACTGAGGAAAAGTTTATCAGACGGTTCGTTTGCTAACTCAATGGGTATGTCTCTCGATGAAGTAAGAGGGTTAGTAGGTGAGCTTCATAGTGTAGATATCACTATGAGAAGTCTCCAAGGAAATACTTATGCTCTTAAAGACATTATGAAGGATTTCCAAGGTAATGCTAAAATGCTTGGTGTTTCTTTTGCAGACGTTGCTGATTATTCTAATAACTTTAGAATGGAACTCGGCTATGCCGCTCAGGATGCGTCTTTCTTAGAAAGAATGGCAGATCAGTTCAATACTATTAGAGATTTAGCCCTCCAATCTGGTTATAATACTAACAAGTTCTTTCAGACTGTGAAGAAACTTACGGATGGCGTAGACAACATGAACTATCGTGTAGGTCAAGCAGGTAAATTATTTCTGAATCTCTCTAAAGTGTTAGGGCCTAAAGCTGCTGAAGCATTTGCAGAAGGCTTGGCAGGTGGCTTCAAAGGTGAGGGTGTTGTCGATAGATACAAAAGAATAATTCTTACAGGTGGAAAGAAATCGAAGAAAATTATTAAGAGCGTAGCTGAATCGGCAGCCGCTAACTTCAAGAAAACTTTCCAAGGGTCGGGAGAAGATGACTTTAGTAAAGAGAAAGAAATACTTCAGAAATACGGTATTAACGTAGAAGGAGACAAGAGATCAATAGTGCAGGCTCTAGCGAGCAAGTCAGATAAAGAACGTCAGATGATAATGGGAGAGTTGCAGACTACAGGAGGTAAGGGTCAAGGTATGTCTCGTCAACTTATGGGCATGTTTGACTTGGCTAAAGGCTCAAAAGGTGGTCTTTCTAATATGGCGATGGCTCTTGGTCAAATGGACATGATGGGCAGTATGCAAATGCAAATGGCTCAAGTGAACGCATTTCTTGGGGATAAGGGTTTTGCAGGAGCAAGTGCTACACAACTCGAAGCTCTCTCACAGTACACAGGGAAGAGCATGGAAGAACTTGAGAATATGCGTCAGATTGACTTTATGATGAGAGGTCAATTCATGGAGCTTGAGAAAATAAGGCAAGGTACAGGAGATGATGCAACCAAAAAGGCGGAACTAGAAAAGAAGGGCTTCAAAGGTCTGACAGTCAAAGACGGCAAGATACTTACAGACACAGGAGAAGAAATAACGAATCTTAATGAATATATGGCTTCTCAAGGTTCTGTAATGGAAGACATGAAGATGGACACAACAACTCAGAATCAACTTTTGAGAGATCAAACAGATGCAACTCTTACTTCGGCACAAATGATTAACAATCATTTAGGTGGAATCATGCAGAACGCCACAGATGTTTTGGGGCAGATGCTACGCCATCAAACAAAAGACGATGACATCGCTCAATACCAACAACAATATATAGCGGAAACACAGGCTCAAATAACAGAGCAAAAGAAGCTACTTGAAAAAGAAACATCTAAAGGTAAAAAAGAACTAAATGAACTTATCTCTTCCAAAGAGGGGGTTAAAGATGCCAACGCTCTCAGAGAAATAAACAGCAAGATAAAAGAAAAGAGATCACAGATCGAAGGAGGTTCAAGCCAAAGAAAACAAACTTTGGCGAGATTACGAGCACGAAAAAGAGGGCTATCCGGTTCTTCTGGCTATGCGATGTTGGAGAGTTTACAAAAACAGGGTGGTGGAGATGTTAGTAACTTTGATGAAAAGGGTTTAGATAATGTTTCAAAAGAAGACTTGATTAAGAAATATGGCTATTCTCCCGAAGAAGCTAATCAGATGGTGGCTCGTAGGGCTTTAAGAAAAGCAGGCGGAACTCTAAAGGGTCAGATAACAACCAAAGAGCAAGCAGATAAGGTTCTTAAAGATTATGAGCAACAAGATGGTCATTTATCAAGAGCTGGGGGTAAAGGGGCAGAATCCGAGCGTATTAGGAAAGCAACAAGCTCGTGGGGGCCCGGGGGTGCGACACAATATAGTGACGTTATGAGTAGTGTAGGGTCTGCTTTGAGAGGTGCAGGGGTTGAGAGAAAAAGAGAAGGTGCTTTTAATAGATCAGGGGGTACAAGTAGTTTGGTTGCAGAAGATGGAACTGTAATAAGCAGATCTAAAAGCAAAGGGAGAAATACGGGTGTGCTTCAAACTAAAGAATTAAAAACCGAAGATGCGAAACAAAAAGAGCTAAGAGAAGGAAATGCTCAAAAAATCGCTGATGAAATCAGTACTTTAAAAGATAAAATGACCAATGAGACCGATGAGAAGAAGAAAGAAAAAATACGTCAAGAAATGTTCGCTAAGAATAAGAAATTGAAAGATTTCTATGCAGATGCAGCCGTTCTCGCACAAAGGAAAATAGCAAGAGAGAGAGGTGAGGGTGTTGTTAAGAACATTTTAGGTCAAGACACTAAGCTCGACTCTAAAAACAGACGTGATCAAGCGATGAAAAAGCTTCAACGTCAGCTGGCAGACCCATCTTTAGATGATCAAGGCAGAACTAGAATACAAACAGCGATGGATGCTTTAGGTGCAAATGAAGTGTTCTATAGTACAGACTCAAGAAGTGCTTCAACTAGCAACAAACCTATGCTCTTTAGGAGAGGTACTCTTACGGTAGGTCAACCATACGATCAAGTCGATATGTACGACCCAAGAGGAGGAGGAGGTAGTGGAGGAGGTGCTTCTCCTGTCATTAATATTTACGGAGGAGATGAAAAGAGAGTCTTTGATGTCGTTAAAAGAGCAATGAAAGCTCAGTCTAATACTATGATGGGATAAAGAAATATGGCTAAGATTATTAAAACACCATTTCGATCTCATGAAGATCAGTTTTTAAATCAGAATAAGCGACCTGTTGTTTTTGACATCATAGCCCCTGACGGTAGAGATACTATGCTCCCCGATGGGATAAAATTAGTATGTCATTCCAATCCGAAAGACTTAAATTTCAGCTATACAAAGAAAGTCTCACGCTCTCCAACAATTGGTGGTTGGGTTGAAACTTATTGGGGCGAAGAACCCTACACTATTTCTTTATCTCTTTCTTCGGGAGGCTTTATTCGACTTGGTTCTGGTTTGTCTAATGTTACTGGTTCAGTTCAGACTCAGGGAAGTAAACTCGACTCTAAAGAAACTTTTGGAGAAAACTTAGGTGGAAATAGGCGAGAGACGATTACTTATGACAAGTATTTAGACCTTCTCTCACTTTTTCACAACAACGGTTCTATCTATGACGAGCAAGGCTTCATAGCTTTACAAGGCTCTATTAAGATGTCTTATGATGGAGGTACTTGGTATGGGTGGTTTCAGAGTTTCTCGGTGAGCGAAGCCGCTGAAAAGCCTTTCACTTTCGATATGAGTTGTGTTTTCCAAGTAGAAAGAGAAATACATGGAGTAAGAACACAAGGGGGAGTATTCAAATGAAGGGGACTACAGCTACATTTCCTTATGTCAATCTGCCGACAGATGAAGACTTCATATTATTTCCTGAAGACAACATAGGCACTATACCCATAGACGGTAGTCATCAGAATCTTAGAAGGTTTTCACCCTTTATCTTAGAAGTCATACCTCCTAAGATAAACGATCCTAGTACAGGGCAAGAGCGTGTTATCAACTATGGTCTAGTTTCAAGAGTAGATGAAAGAAATAAGCCTTTTTCTTCTCCTCTCAGACAAGTCACACAGAGTCGCCCTTCAAGAAGTCCTCATATTTCTCCTAATCTTTCTTCTTTGGCTTCACAACCTGTAGGTGGAACTAGAACAAGAGCACAAGGAGATGATTTTGTAACTATTTCAGATTCTCTAGGTTCTAAGTTTACAGATAGAAATAATCTTTTAGAAGTAGCAAGACAGACTTTCACTTTAGATTTCTTACCTCCGATAGTATTTCTCATCAATCCTGCAAGTTTAGATGTCGCTTATAACGCTATTCAGAATTTCTCTGAGCAGACAAGATATGGTTTCATCTTTCAAAGGTGGGGTGAAGAACTGCCTGAACTAACTCTAAGTTGTCGTGTTGGGGGTTTTATTGCAGGTAGAGCCCAGAGTGAGTCTGCTGATGAGAATGGGAATCTAAGAGGCGTTTCAGGTCTTCAAATGGCAAGTAAGAAAGACAGTGCTTCTTACAGACAGTTGATGTCTTTGCTTGCTATTTATAAGAATGGTTCAGCCCTTGTAGATACTGTAAGTAGGTCGAGAGCTTACTATGCTGTAGGTAGGCAAGCTATTCACTATGATGGACAGACATGGGAAGGTAGAATAAATACTTTCTCATATTCAGAAGATGAGAACTCTATACATGGTGGTCTTACTTTAGACATCGGGTTTACTGTTTATAAGCATTATTGGCACGATCAAGGTAAAGGGAATATCGAACCACATTTAACCAACGTGGCTAAGAAAGAGGGGGGTTGATATGTCTGTAGATAAAAGACCATATGCAGGGAATTGGTCACCTGACATTCTTAATTATAAGAGGAAATACACGACTTGGACACCCGATGCGATTGTTCTTTTCAATGGAGACACTAAGTTACCGGGCTGTAATGAGTGTAAGAATAAAATAGATTTCCAAGCTTTTATTACAAGTGTCAACTGTAGTGGAGGCACAGACTCAGGCTCTTCTTCCGCAGATATTTCTTTAGCAATACCTTCTCATTATGGAGACAGTATTTTTAAAGATGGAGAATTTCTCTTCCAAACGGGAGTTGAGGTCAACATTTACTACCGAGGTTTCTTTGAAGTTAGTGGTTTACGTCCTGAAGGAGAGACCGTTTCAGAGAATATAGGTGGGGAGCAAGTTGAGTTTGATCTTAACAAAGTAGAAATGCGTCCTTACTACCCTGTATTTCATGGAGTAGTCACATCTGTGAGTTACAGCTTTTCGGGTGGTTTTTATTCCGCTTCTCTTTCCTGTGCAAACATTCTTCATTTTTGGAACAATCAAAAGATAAGCACATCCGCCGCATATCTGGCTGCAAAACCCTCTGCGAGTCGTGGGTCTGTAAGATTTAATGGTCATGTCTACACGAATATGACACCACATCAGATTATCTATGACTTATATAGAGACTCCTCTGGTTCAGCCGATGGTGTAGGGTGGACATTCTCTAGGAAATCCAATATGACAGGAAAGACACAACTAGAGGGTAGGTCTGAAAGTCTTTATTCTCTTTCTTTGTTGTATTGGAACAGTCGCTTTGCACAAGGAGCTTATTCTTTAAGAATGTACGGAGCATCGGGGGCAGTATATACAGGGCTTCAAACAACGTACTTGGGAAATAAGATAGCTACTTCTAAGAAGCTACAGAAGTTGAGTACATCGGCAAAGAAATCTAACGCCGCTCAAGAGTTTCAAACTGAGTATGCAATCAAACTTTCGGAGAGAGATGAGAAGCTCAGAGTATTGAGACAACCTGATGGTGATTATCTCCCTGCACTCCCTGGTTCTAAAACAGGTGTTTCCGTAGCAGATCAGAAATCTTTTATTACAGATATTTCTGCAATGGGTAGCTTTGAGTTGTTCGATACTCAATATGACACGAAATTAGGAATTGCAAGTCAAGTCGCAGACAAAGCAGGTTATGAGTTTTATCAAGATGTAGATGGGTCTTTGGTATTCAAGCCCCCCTTCTATAACCTAGATACGAGTTCTAGTCGTGTATATAGAATAGAGAATGAGGATATTCTTGATATTTCTTTTGAAAACCAAGAGCCTGAGTATACATATGCAGTGTGTAAGGGAGGCTTATTCAGAAATACCGCAGGGCTTGGTATGGAAGGTACTTGGGGTGTTAAGAGCACCTATGTCGATTATAGGCTTGTTGCGAAATATGGTTGGAAAGCTTTAGAGTTTGACACGACTTTCTTTAATAACAAGACAGCAGCTTACTATGCGGCAGTTGTGGAGCTAGAGAAATCGAATGTAAATGTGAATGGGTGTAGTGTAACTATTCCTTTAAGACCAGAGATGAGACCCGGCTATCCTGTTTACATCCCCTACATAGATTGCTTTTATTATGTTACGGCAATAAGTCATTCTTTCTCTTTTGGTTCAGACTGTACGACAAGTTTAACTTTGACAGCTCGAAGAAAGAAGTTCCATGCTCCTGCAACTTCATCTAAAAATGGAATAGAAAGTGTAGACTTAGGTAACCCTGCTCTACCTCCCAAGAGACTCATTTTTAAAGATCAGAGAGGGCATTATAATACAATAGGTTTTCCTAATGTAGTTATGGCTCTCGACCCAACTAAAGTGAATCCAAACCATTCTTTCTTTAGGTTTGATTTCCATGAGGGGCTTGTCTCTAACAACAGTAAACTTAGAAGAGCATTTAAGAATGCTCTTATTTTGCAAGCGTATGAGATGAAGATACTAACTCTTTCAAGCTCGGCTAGTGCTGATCCAAATGACGATGGTTTCTTTAATGGTCCTTGGACTTTGAGTATAGAGGGCGAAAATGGTGGGGCAGAGACAATTAAACTTGGAAGAGAAGTTAGGAGAGTACCTATTTATAAAAAAAACCAAGCGGGGAAAAAAGTAAAATCAGGAAGGTCTAAAACAGTTGGAGTGGATATTAAAGGCACTTCAGCACTAAGGGGACTCGCTCAGGCAAGAGACAAAAAGATTTCAGACGCTATGAAAAATAGAAATAAAGCAGACTTTGGTGAAGTAGATAAAGAAGCTAGAGAAGCATATTATAAAGCAAGAAATGATCTTAAAGGGGGAGATAATTTTACAGTAATAGACTTAATCGACCTTGTTCAAGATAGTAATCCAAGTGGGGGTCAACCTGACAGTGATAATTCTGCAAGCACTGCTAATATTCTTAAGTTGTTGGACGACAAGAAATCTTCTTTCAACCCCAATGTGCCAGGCTACTATCGCTATTACTCTAGTTCACACCCGAAACCTGAACATCAAGCTCCACTTGATATGGTAGTAGACCCAGAAACTAATAAACTTACGAGTTTAGACCCACAACTCTTGGTTGATGGGGTAGAAGGTTTTGTAATAAAGGATAAGAAGACTACCCCCGCATTACCTGACGAAGTTGTAGTACAGAAAGAGACTATCAAGAGAGGTTTTAAAACTAAGACTAAGTATTCTAAGGCAGAGCCAGAAATAGTCCCTACGAAAGACATCCTTCATCTTTCTTTCCAATATCATGGTGCTTACAAGAAGAAGGGGATTTATACTGACGCTATTAAAGTGAAGCGTAGTCCTAAGAGTATAATAAGAGACATTAGAAAGGCAGTTACAAGCGGAGTAAATAGGGCTTTCAAGGGAAAGAAATCTATTCTATCTAGTGCTTTAGTGCTGAGTGTATTTCCTAATACAGGCCAAAAAAGTCAAGCTCTAGGAAACCAGTTGAAAACCGCTCAAGTTCGATTTAAGGATGAGCATATCTCTATTACGGATAAACACAAAACTGTTGTTCCTAAAGACAAGAGAGGGATTATTTCTCAAACTATTAAAGGGGTAGTCGCAGGAGTTAAATCCGACCATGCACCTATTTTCATAAATATGAAAAATCTTACAGAAGCACAGTATAAAACAGAGGTAAACAAGATTGTTCTAGACCTAACTCTAATCTTTGGGGTAACAAACATAAAAGGTTCAAAAGGTATTTCGGGGAAATCCAGAGTAGGAGAGACCAATAAGTTTAATGGTTATGTCTCACCCATATTTCCTATTTCTGATGAAAAAGGTTATGAGGTTTTCGGGGCATATCAATATGGTAGAGGTTTGGACATAATCCCCAATGGGGAGTTTGATTCACTCTTAAAAAGAGATGCTACTTTGCTTCTCACAAATACTGAGTCAGACCAACTTCTTGAGGGGGTGAAAGAAGGGAATGGACGATTCGCCTATCTTACCGTAGCAGGAGCTGTTTACAAGAGACTCAATGGAGACGGTGCATCAATAGGGCAGGAGTTAAAAGACGTTTATTTCAGACTGACAGGAAAAGAGGCTCCAGGTGAAAAAAAGAACTTAATTAGAGGTATTGCTACTGCCTTAGAAAAATCGGATCGTGGAGATCAAATTGTAGTGAACACACCGACAAGGTTGAGAGATCTACGACCTTTATTACAAGAGAAAGAGGCGTGTGATTGTCGTGCAGATAACGCAGACATTCAGATTATTTTGGCAGAGGAGTTCCTTCAACCTGTTGAAGGAGAGGAACAAGAGAGTGCAATCGTAAGAGCACAGAAAGCCAAGATAGAGAGCAAAGTAAAAGATTGGTCAGACAGACAAGCTTCTCTTCAAGGAGAAACAGAGTCTTCTTCTTCAGCTTTACCTACAAACATTGGTAGTAGAATAGAGGGGGCGATTAAAGACTTTAAGTCTCTGAGTGATTTCCCATTACCTAAGCCACCAAAGGATTAAGAAATATGAGTCCAAAAAATCCTGTTAGCAGAGCTAAAATGTCAGCCAATGAGCTGAACTTAGAAATAAAAACAAGAGCACCTAGAAGTAAAGATCCAGGAAATAACTTTGGTTTAGCTATAGCGAGAATTACACATGTCTATTGGGAAGAAATGCGTGTTTCCATAGAGACTGTATTCGGAGATTCTGATAGGACACCTTATAATGGTGTAGAAATAACTCAAGCTTCTATTGGGTCTAGACATTTCTTAGGGGCAATGCCCGAAATAGGGGATTTCTGCGTTGTGGGTTGGTTTGGAGCTAATACAGGAGGCGGAGCAGGAAAGAAATCGCCTGCTATTCTTTCTTGGATGCCTAGACCTTCTTATTTCGGCTATGATTGGCTTCCTGTTCAAGACTATGGCTCTGATGAGGGTGTGATGGAAACACCTGCTCAAAGAGAAGAAATAGAGTCTCATGCAAATCGCTTAAGGTTTAAGATGAGACATTGGGAGCCAGGGATGGTGGGTGCGAGTTCATCTCAAGGTTCAGATTTAGTATTAGACGAGAGTGTCTTACTGACAAACCGAAGAGCAAATGAAATCTTACTTAGAGATCAAGACCAAGCGATTGTAATGAGGTCTCTTCAACAGTTTCATGCTATGTCAGGAGCTAGGATTTATGGTGGCATGGTACAGAGAGATGCTCAAATGCTTCCTAAAGAAATGGTGTATGAAGATACTCTTTGGGATATCAAAGAAGTCTTAGACGAAGATGGGTTTCCTGCTGAGAACACAGATACAGACCAAGATAAAATAGGACACCTGAATCCACACCCATTATTTCTTAAAGGTACAGATGGTAAGACAGACATAGAGAGAGAGCGAGGGGATACACTCCCTTCTACAATCGACCCATATTCTTTCTTTCTTGATGCGGGGGTTATTTCTTCTGATGGACAAGTTCTTTTCGATTACGACAAGGGTGTAGTCTATGGGGGCAAATCTATCCTCAGAATAAACAAGGTCGGGGATTCAGCAACTACAGAGTCTTTGACAGAATATCGTGTTGAGCTTTCCCATACTTCTAAAGGTACACTACCTGTAACAGAGGAGACAGATGGCTTTGATGTAGATAAGCAGGAAGACAAAGAGCGATACATTGAAAATGTGTTAGGTTCTGTCGTAGGTAATGACCCTTTCGGAGATGAATCTGAGCTATATGGCATACCACTAAAAGCAGTGGTGGATGATGAGGGTGCTAGAATTGAAGCCGAGACTTCGGAACTAGGAGATCAAAGTGCTACTTTGTTCAGATTATTTCCGATAGATGAGCCGGAACAGTCTGCGACTTTCACATCTTTCAAAAAAGATGGTTCGTTTATAGCAAGTATAGGTTCGCTATCTTCTGAAGCAGTGAACATAAATGTTGAGGGTGGTTTAAAAGTACGCTCAAGGACTACTACAGAAATAAAAGCATCTAAAGTTAGTCTTGTCGGTGGAGTAGACGAGGGAGACGGGGTGGAGATTTCATCGGGTCAAGGTGTAGTTGTAATCAAAGGTGAGGGCAGTCAAGAAATAGGGGGTCAAGGTTTAGGTTCAGATTTAAAGAAGACTAGTATTTCTTTGCAAGCGAAAAAGAGTATTTCTTTACAGTCTAGTACTGCGATAGTAATGGATGCTCCGATGGTTGACTTTTCAAACGTGAAGAGTTTCAACTTTTCAGCTCAAGACCAAATGGCTTTAAAAGGCGGAAGACAAGTAAAGATAGACACCGAGAACTTGCTTGTGAACTCATCAGGACCAAAAAGAGAACTTATTTCTGGCCCAAGCCAAGGTATACCGATAAACGATCAGGGTGAGAGTAAGATAATCGCTTGTTCTCCTGCTACGGGTTCTGTAGGTGGTGTTGTTAAGAATACGACACTTGTAGCAGGCGATGAGCTAAAGACTCAGATAGGTCCGGGAAACAACACTACGTTGATGAGTGCAGGTACACATTCAACTGCGGTTGGGACAGGGGCTATTTCTCAAACTGTGGGTGTGAATAATACACTAACGAGTCCTGTGGGTGTGGTTCAGACTTTAGGAGCAGGCAACTCGATAGTGAATGTGTCTACAGGAGCACACAGTGTGAACTCAACTGTTGCAATAGGTATGCGAACAGTAGGTGTGGCTAATCTTTCGGGAGCGTCTTTAGTTTTAGAAGCTACTGCAAGCCCGTCTGTTGTAGGCCCTATAATGTGTGGTTCAGATATCCACCCTTTGATAGGACTACCTTATGCCGCTCTAGGTATGTTGCCTAGATCCCAGGTTTTAGCACCGAAGGTTGCCCCTTAATAGCCTTCTTTTATATCAAGTCTTGGTACATCTCTCTTAAAGTCTCGACTATTTCTCTAAAGTCATTCGTCTTAGTTTCAAAAGCAGGCACTTTTATTTCATATTCTCCGTTTATTTCGCAGTAAACAACTACATCGTCAGGAAACTGATCTTCTTTGAGAAGGAGTTGGTATTTCATACCTGTGAGAGTTTTGGAATCAAACTCAAGTTTAATTCCAAAACCACTCGATGAGAGTATTTGGTCAGAGATTATATTTGCTTTTTCTTTTGCTTGCATACCTTCGTATATTTCTTTCAGATTGAGGATAAGATCGAAGCTTCTTCATTGTCCCAAAGGATTTCTCCTTGAGATAACTTGGCGTGAAGAAGTTTAAGCCTGGCATCGCTTTGGAATCGGGGGCTTGAAGAAATAGCTGACATCCACTTGGTCTTATACAGATCACGATCAGCGATCTTTTCGTAGAATGTGTGCTTACTCATATACTCTTTTTTCCAATGAGAAATACCTTCCGCCCAAGTGGTCTTCCAATTAGTAGTCCTCTTGAAGTGCTTTCGATCTCTCGCCTTTCGATTAAGAGTCCAACCATTGACTCTACTAACGAGAGTCAAGTTCATGGAAGCGAACCCCTTCGTAACGCAGTTGTCGTTTTTGGTTTGAGTAGAAGAAAGTTTGATAGCCACTTTGGGGCTAAGGACAATAAAATAGATTCCTTGCTTATCTAAATCTCTTGTCCAAGAATAATTCTTGGCGTTGAGCCACGTTTCAAGTTCAGTTCGGCTAATATTAGTGTACGACATCATTACGCTCCATTTGTTTGGTGTTTAGAGGTTTTCTAGGAAATCATCAAAGTTATCAGACACATTGTCTTGTTCTACATTCTTCACGGGGGGTGTGGAGTCCAGGTTTTTTTCCTTTTTCCACTTTAAGAATTGATCTCGGTTATCTTCATATTCTTTAAAGAGAGCAAAGTTCTCTTTGTCCATAGCGTTTATGGACCAGTACTCTCTAGTCTCTTCACCTTCGGGACAAACTTTGGCTTGTTTTTTAGTGTTGTGTAGATCTTCGGGGAGAAGACAAGTCCAATATCCCTCTTTATTAGAAAGAGGCACAGCATATACTGAAACATGGACTTCGGTGATCTCTACTTGTTTGACAGATTGGTCTGCACATTTAGCCCAAAATACATCTCCTTTTCTTGGTATTTCTGTTTCTTTAGAAATAACACTACCCTTTATGTTTTTAGGTTGAGTCACATTTATTTTAACAAGACCAGAACCTGAAACATAGTCATCGGGATAGAAGCCCTTCTTATCTCTCTTGGGTTCTCTGACTGTCTCAGGCACGACTTCTTTTGTTTGAGATGGAGTTTGACTTTTGCTCTGTTTCTTTGTGTCTTTTTGATATGCTTCGTTTAAGCCTAGTACTTTACTTTCACCAAGAGCGTTATTGAGTAGCTCCACTTCAATATTCAAATCCATGATAGAGGTTTGTTTTTTAGAGCCTGCGACAAGAATGGTTTTTGATGCGAGAGCTTTATCGTCTCTATGGAATACCCCTAGTTTTTCTCCATGTTCTAAGAGTAAGTTCCAACGAGCATTTCCCATTTTTTTAATGCCCAATGCCTTACACGCATATTTCTTCCAATGGTCTGCTTTTTTTCTTTTCCCTTTGTCACTCTTCAGTGCGTCTAAAACTGCATTGCAGGCTTTTGTTTGTATGTCCATATGTTGGTGTCTCCTTGTGTGAGAAAATAAAAAGATGACTTTCGTCTTCGACAATATGTGTAGCATCTCTAAACATAGACGTATCTTTGTAGCCTATTTCTGTGAGTCTGTACTCTACACCTAGAATTTTATATACGAGTACTTGGTTTGTGGTTTGTGCCTGTTCTTCAGAGTAGAAGCCACATTGTATTGGACTCTCTAAAATACGAGCGTGGGTCTTGTCTGATTTTAAGCCGATGTCTTTTCTATTTTTGAAAGGACAATAGCCACAGACATTGTACAAGTATTCTATATTCTTTTCGGAGGGATCTTGATCCAGATTTAAATCGAGACTTTTTTCTTGTGTCTCCCAATGTAAGGGTGGGGACACAGGTTGAGCAGACAACTTAAGGTAATGGTTTAAGAATTTACGATAGAGTTCTTCTTCGCTCATAAACTTAGTTCTACCAGAATAGTCAGAAGCCATGTATTTCCTCTCATATGAAGAGAAGGAACTATTTCCATGAAAGACTAAGTTGTAAAAACTAGTGTCGTTTTCTATTAGAGAACACACAGGTCGTGTGTACCCTAGATTTCTAATAATTCTTAAATCAGTAGGGTTGATGTATAACATAGGAGACTCCTAAAGTTTTGTTTACTAACATATCTCGTAAAAGGTTTTAAAATGAGCGTAGACCCAGATAAACTCTCTTCTTTCTTTCGGGACTTATTTAAACGCCCGACATACCGTATGTCCTTATTTGGGCTTTATAATATTGACCGCAATGGAGACATTGAAGAAATAAAGAATGAAATTAATGGTTTCATAGACCCTGTTTCTTTGGCAAAAAGAGGATATGCGGGTTTTGTGTGGGATCTTAAAGATTTGGGAAAAAAAGAAATAGTTTTCAAGGGTCAATCTGCTAGTCCAGGAGACGAGTTGAGTTTGTCTCTCAAAAATAACCAAAAGGCGGGGCTTTTTGCCTCACTAGAAGACCTCAAAGCTATTTTCAACTTATTGCGTGTTCGATTTCCTCAGAAATTGGACAATATGCTAAAAACAGCAAAAGCTAATGTGAATCCTATTAGGCAACGATCACAATTCACTTGTGTAACAACTTCGACCTGCATGGCATTAAATGCTTTAGGTGTTCAATGTTCAGAAGATGATGTGAACAAGGTCATAGGGGCGAAGCCTATGCAGGGTGCCAGATGGGAAGAAGTGTTAGCTTGTGCTCAGTATTTTGGAGCAAGAGCAACTTTGACGACACCTGCTACTTTAACACAGGTGAAAGAGTGGACAGACGCAGGTAAACCCGTTCTTATCGCATGGAATCCTGAAGGTAGGGAGTGGAGTCATGCTAGTCTTATCTTTGATGTTACAGGTGAGAAGGGGAGCTATTTAGTACATATCGCAGACCCCAATATACCTAACCCTGATAAAACGGTAAGACTCGTAGAAGAAGATGAGTTCTATTCTAAATGGTTTGAAAAATGGCCTAACTATTTAGTGCGAAGACCTGCTCTGATGTTAGATAGAGAAATAACATCTGACGGAAGACAAGTGATGGCAAGCCAAGAAAAAGAAGCAAGTGCAAGAGACAAACCTCGAACTCTTAAAGGGGGTACGATTAAAGTACCCATTAGAGGGGGTCATGTCCTTATTTCTCAGTGGGTTTTAGATCATGTAATGCACCACAACGAAGTTGGCTCTGGTTCTGTGTTTTCAAGTGCTATGGATGAGCGAACTTTGATCAAGTTGGCTCAGAAAGCTCCGATCAAAGGCGACGGAGGGCTACACACTATGAAAGCCAATGGAGTTGGCTATGACTTAGTTATGTCTATAGAGGAAGCACTTTCTTTACCCGACGCAGTTCAGACTGAGGTAGTAAAGGAGGAGCGAGGTAGGAAAGTGACTGTTCCTGCTGTTGAAACATCAGCACCTCTCAGATCATTTCAGACTGACGTAGTTACTTTGATTGTCAAACCTAGTAACCCGAAGTTTTTGCCCGATGATGCTAAACGTATACCTGCTATTCTTAAAGATGTTCAAGATGGCAGGTCTTATTCAGTTCTCACTGCATTTCCCGGAGACCCCGATGTGCCTGTGGCTTCTCAGTGGGGGGGACGTTTTGCAGTTGTGATTCCAAACACTCAAGGTAGAATGGCTTCAGAGAAACCTAACTTCTTTTCTGTGGTAAAAGAAATGACTTCTACAGTGAGGCATCTCGGCTATCTTATGACTTTTGATAGAGGTTCTTCAAAAATATGCACGAAAGAGCCTTATCTTGTGTTTAAAATCTCAGTTCCAGGTATCGGACACTATTCGTTAGACTTTGAAAGAAATAATGTTTCTCTCTATGAGGGAGGAGAGCTTCTAAAATCTTTCACAGATGTTAAAGACTTTCCTGATATTTTAAGATTTCTTCCTAAACAGCTTGCTGACATGAGTTTAAAACCTCAAGTAAAAGAAATGACAGTCGTAGATGGACACACAGTAGAAGAAATAACTGACCTATTAAACTCAGACTTACCTAAGCGAGAGAAAGCACATGAGCTTCAAGATCTTATTCCGTCAACAAAAGACAGATTGAGTAAGACAGATCGAGCGTTAAGAGAGATGAACAAGATTCTTTAGTAGGAAATAACCCCAAAGTATTTCTTCCCTACTATTTCTAACGGGGAGTTTTGGGTTCTTTGTATTGTCCATTCAACATAGTATTCTCCCATTGTCATTGAAGTGGGGATAGCTTCGTTGACATAGTGCCTACCTTCAGAGAATCTAGTGGGAATCCTGTTAGGAAGCCCGACTCTCCATTTTCCTCTAGTGTTGCTATTTCCGTAGATAGTATAAGAAATAGCGTAGGGGTCAAAAGGATTCCCTTGTTCATCTTTGAACGTGACAAACAAATCCTTTTCATTGAGTTGTTGTAGTTGTTGGAATGCGACAGCCATTTTATTTCCTTAGAAAGAAGTGTAGAATCTTTGTGTGTCTATAGCACCATTAACTACAACCACTTGGTTGGAAGTAATCGTAGTTTGATCGTCTGAGAATGTCGCAGAAAACTCACAGAATACTATTTCTCCTTCAAGTCCTTCTGTTATTTCTACTCTAGTAATGAATCTGTGGTTTTGGTCTGTAGCAACCATAGGGACATCTGCATTCCCTATTAGAGTCTTAACCCCTCCCACATAATAGAATATATTGGCGATGACGTTCTCTACGTTGAGAGGTCTTCCATAAGGGTCTACCCATGATACTTGAAATGGGTGTGAGTCTCCTACTCTTGCTGTAGTTGTATATGTCATGTCTCGTATCCCTTTCTTTTTAGAAATAACAATCAGATAAACATTCTATAATACTTTCTTTATTATAAGTACGTTTTAGCTAAGATTTCACATTGGAAAAACATAGGACAATGAATATGGACATTTTCGACAAGATTGCAGACGATTTCATCAGTAAAAAAGCTTCTCTCTCGCAACCTCTCAGATTAAGAAGAGACTATGGCGAGGAAGAAATCACTAAAGAAGCTCAGATGACTAAAGAGAAGTTTGCAGAGCGTATGGAGAATGATCCTGAGTTCGCTGAGAAATGGAACGCTAACAAGAAGACTAAGAAGCAGGCAGGCGAGGATGAGATTGACCGCATTTCTTCAGAGTTTATTTCTGAGCGTGTAGCTTACGCTAAAGGCTCTAAAGGTTCTAAGGACTTCAAGAAATATCATGGCTCGAACAAAGATTTTGCCGAAACTTGGGATGGTCAGATCGAAGCGAATAAAGATATGATTAAGTCAAAGGGCAAGAGCGACAGTAAAAAAATCGACCTCTCTAGTAAGCCAAAGGGTAAGTCTAAAGGTCCTGATATTTCCGCTATGGGTCGTTTAGCGACCGAGAGTGATATTGATCGTATTGTTTCAGAGTTTATTTCTGAGAGAGTCGCTTATGCTAAAGGCGAAGAAGGTCGCAAGCAACTTGAGGAGAAAAAGAAGAATGATCCTGAGTTCGCTGAGAAATGGGAAGAGAATACCGTCCACTCTAAAGAGGAGATGGACGAGAAGATGGGTAAGTCAGCAGGCCATCATGATCACCACAGAGGTTCTTACATGAGTGTACAGCATCTAGCTGAGATGCAAGACCTTATCGCAGGTATTTCTGATATGGTACATCGTGATGAAGAGCTTCCTAATTGGGTGGATTCCAAAATCGCTCATATACATCAAAATCTCTTAGATCTTGTTGGTTATTTCCAATATGGTAATGGCTACCACACACACGAGGATTGAAAAAATGAGCTTCCAACTCGAACAACTAGAAAGGCGAGTCGCTCTCTTAGAAAAGAGAGCTTCTATGTCTCGTGTAGCTTCAATTCAGAAAATCGCAGGCAAGGCATACTTGTTTGATGAGGGTCTGACGAAAGCTAAGGTCGGTTCTGGTGAGGGTGCGATGCTTTACAAGATTGATAAAGGCAAGAATCAATCTAAGTATTACGAGATGTTGATTACACCTGTTCGAGATTCGTATGGACTCCCCAAGTTTCAACTAAAGAAGCAATGGGGTCGTTTAGGTCCTCGCAATCAGAATAAGGTGGTGACTTTTGACACACTTAGGAGTGCAAAACAAGCTCTTGCTATTGTTTTAGCAAACAAGGTCAGAGGAGGGTACGTTTCAACGTATGATGCCTCAGTACATAAAACGATTGGAGGTCAGCTTAAGAGTGGTCAATATCCGATAGGATTGAACGCAAAAGCAGGCCCTTGGAGAAACCAAGAAGTTTCCTCAGAAATAAAGACTTTGCGAAAGCTAAGAAATAGTATCAGCGAAACTTTGGATTTACTAGAAGATGGCGTAATGCCTTCAAAAGTTTTAAAGGATTTAGAAAAAGTACACTCTGCGACAGAAAGTTTCGATGAGTCTCTCACTAGAGAAATAAGAAAAAGACTCAGACCGCCTATGGAAAGATTGAGAGGTACAAATAAGAGATTTGTACGATGCCCAAAGAAGACAGTTCGTGAGTTGAGGTCGCTTCATAACTATTTAAAAACTCAACTTAGTGTAATCTCTTAAACTTTATAAAAAATAACTTTCATGTTGGTATAATAGGTCTGAGTAGTAATTGTTCTGCTCAGTCCCCAACACACACACACATGAAAGGTTACTTCCTATGGGCGACAATAATAAGAATGGTTATGAGATCCGAGAGTCTCTACTTGGTATGGCTATCGGCATTCTCTCCGAAAGAGACACTAAAGAACGTGAGAATGAATACTTAAAACCTGAAGGCACTCGTAAGCCTGTTTTGGGTTACGATGTGAAGGAGGTTCTCGAAACTGCGGAACGACTCTATGAGTTCGTAAACCGTAAGTAAACTTGTTTTTTTAGTGCTTCTAACACTAACCTATTCCTCCAAAAGAATAGGTTAGTGTTAGAATTACATAAATTATGTAGCGGTTGCTCAACCTGTGGGGTTCAGATTAACCTTCTTCTCCGCCCATTGAGCCACCTGAAACACCCATGTCAGACATCTCAGTTCCTGCCATACTCATGTCAGACATCTCAGCACCTGCTTCAGTAGATTCTCCACCCATCTCAGTTCCTGCTTCGACAGATTCTCCACCCATCTCAGTTCCTGCTTCAGTAGATTCTCCACCCATCTCAGTTCCTGCTTCGACAGATTCTCCTCCCATCTCAGTCCCTGCTTCGACAGATTCTCCTCCCATCATCTCAGCTCCCGCTGAAGAACCTGCCATACCCATGTCAGAGGTTGTTGAGCTAGTTTCTTTGTCTTTTCCACAGGAGGCTAAGACAAAGATAAGAGTAATAGTAATAAGTTTTCTCATAAGAAGACCTTTCTAGGTAATGTTTGTTTGCATGGTGTTTAACATACTAGTTAAAAATAGTAAATAGAGATACTATTGAAACCTATATATATTCATAGGTTTTTGCTCTATAAACCATTTGTAGTCTTCTTCTAATAACCCCTGAGTAGGTGGTTCTATATTAACGAGGTGTCCATAGAAAGGCATTTCTAGACTTTGGCAAACTTCCTTATAAGCATTGATGTTTTGCTGATTATCTTCCCAAAGATGTACACTTGTAACATTTTTGAGAGTATTTATCTTTTTGAGCAATACGCTTACTTTATATTCGATAGTCTCTAAATGTCTTTCTCTTAAGAAGACTTCATCGAAATCTAGATTTCTTGCAGAGAGTATTTCTGCGATTCTATATCTCAGACCGCCATTATCTTCTCTTGCAGTACACAAGATAGCCCATGTGTTTTGTGAGCTAATGGATTTTTCAGCTTCTTTTACTGTTTGGGGGATCCAGTGTCTTGCAGATTGAGGGAAATCTGGGATAAAGGGTCTGCCTAAAGAAATAGCTTCTGACTCCCATTCTCCATATTTCTCATCCTCCCACCATATGGGTTTAGGAGGGCTCTTGAAAAGAGTCCAATCAAAATCATAGACGTGGAGACTCAGATTTTGAGAAGACTTCTTTAAAAACTTGGTAGCAACTCTAGCTGTCTTATTTCTCATATACCTCTCCTTTTTCTATTCTCTACACATAGAATAAAAACAAAAAGGAGCGTTTTCTAGAGTCTACAGGAGCGAACTTTAATTATTTCTCTCTTGCTTCAAGTACCGCTTTTCGGATTTCCTTACACTCAGCAATCACTTCTTGCATCGTCTTTCTAATACGAGTGCCAGCAGATTTGTTGCCTTTGTCGCATTTCCCGGCATCTTCTTGAGATTCAGTTAGAAGTTTAGTTAGCTTTTCCATTTTCTCTGTAATAGTACTCATAGGTGAGTCCTTTCTATTTTAAATTGGGTTCTGAACTTCAGACTATACCAACTCGTCAAAGAGGTTTTTCTATTTTTTTCAGCTCTTGTAATATTTTTTTCTTATTAGTGCCGATTTTTTTCAATATTTCTGAGTCCATTTTAGAGATTGCACACCTAGCATATAGGTCTCTCAGATGTGGCTCACTTTCTTCCATCATGTAAAGAACACCATCGTCTGAAACCCAAACTTTTTCTGCACCTTTGGCGATATTTTGAGCAAACAGAATAGTTAGACCATGCTCTTCTATCCATTTCTTTGCTTTTACTATCGCTTCAGGTTTTTTTTGTAGGAAATCTTCTAATATATCTAAAGGCAATCTACTTTGAGGTTTTACTCTTCGCCAAGAAAGCTCTCCAAATTTGTTTTTCTTGCTCATCAAAGCTCCCTAGCTTTACAATTTGTTTACCCTCATCTCCTTTTTTTATTTGTTGTGGGTGTGTATAGACCCCTTCCAAAGCAAAAGCGGTTAAGTGGAGTTTGATTAAATCTTTCTTACCTAAAGCGACTATTCTACCTTTGAGTATTTCCGCTACTATTTCTACTTCTAACATTAGTTGTCTCCCATTTTGAATACCCCCCCAACTTTAACTTCATTTTTAGAAGCTACAGCCCAAGGGTCAGATACCGGCTTTCGTTCTACATTACCACCAACAATGATACTTTGAGCAGGTACATTAAAACTTTTTATGTTGGTGGGTTGAGCTTCTTGTGGTGTTTCACTCTTTATTTCTAAAATGACCTTTTTTTCTTCAGAAATGGTTTGAGTAGGAGGGGGTGTCTCAACAGGATTCTTATTTTCAGAACCCCAAACTTCTACCACTCCAGTATATTCTAATGTCTCAAGGTCTGAAATACCCTCCCAACGAGAGCTTTCCTCTTTCTTTACAATGTTAGGGTTCACTAGCATACGATCTTCTTGGGTTCTTATTCTTTTGTCCCAAGAAGAGAAAGCCCAATCTGCACGAAAACATTCTCTGTTTTTACACCTATCGCAGAAGGTCTGTTTAAACTCTTTTTCAGACAAACCCATATCGTTGCACTCTACATAAAGGTCTTTCATCTTTTATCTCACAGCAAAGTGTTTATATTTCTTCCTTCAAAAAAGACCTGTGTCTTTTTATCCTTGTTTTCATTTAACCACAAAGCTAGTGCTTCTGCTTCTTTTTTTGTCAGCTCTTTGATTTCGTATCTCTCTGTAGATTCAGAAATAGTGGTTTTTTCAGTAGCTTCCGTTGTCACTATTTCTTCTTTTTCACTTTCTTTAAATATAGAATAAAGCTCATCTACTTCATTTTGTGTGGTTTGTCTCTCTTCAGCAGAGTACTTGTAATCTGTATTATGACTATCACATTCTTTACATATAGCTTCAGAAATAGTGGTTTTGATTTTACCTGTCTCGCCACAATCTAAGCACTTAAATCCTTTAAGTATTTTCTCACCTGCGGTTCGCTCTTTGATGTCTTTTACATCGTAAGGTACATCCCAACGCTTACCTAGTTCCACATCTACTAGAAGAGGCACAGCCCAATTTTGTGAAGCTATCGCTTTATTTCTAGCCATGATCTTAGAAATTATTACGATGGCTTCTTCTAGTATAGAAGAATGTATTTCAAACACGATCTCGTCATGTACTGTAAGAATCATGTGGAGTTTGTCGAACCAATTCTTCTGCTTAACTGCTTTGTAGATCAAGCTCATAGCAAGTTTGGTTATGTCTGCGGATGTTCCTTGAATCGGGCCATTTACCGCTTTTCTCTCGTCTTTAGATTTCCTTCTAAAATCTTCAGATTTAATCTCAGGTAAAGGTTGTACTCTACCAAAAGCAGTTCTGACGTAGCCTTGTTTTCTCCCTAGTTTGTGTTGATGACTCCACCAACCTGTGAGAGTCTTATAAGTAGATGTAAACTTTCGGAACTTTTCTTCTCCCTCTTCGGCAGTACAACCTTCAATGGATCTTTGTACTGCTTTACCAGTACCTCCGTAAGAAAGTGCAAAGTTACAACGCTTACCATGCCCTCTCAAGGCTTTCCAACGAGGGTCTTTCTTAGCTTGCTCTCCGTAGAAAGCAACTGCTGTGATTGTGTGTAGATCCCCAATCTTGTCAGATCCACACTTTGGACAAAAAGGGGGTGTCTCGATGGGTAAATTGTTTTCTACTATTTCTTGGGGTAGCTCATATCCACACTCAGAACATTGGTAAAATGCTTTGATCCATTTAGGTTCATTGGAGAGGTTTGTTACAAGTCTTAACTCCACTCCTGCATAGTCTATGGCTACAAGCCAATTTTCTTTATTTCTCACATCAACACAGCTTCGCATTTGGTTGACTATGCGAGGCTTATTTGAGTCATATGAAGACGGGATTCCTTGAAAGGGTACACGACACCCTCCGTCTTTGGTCTTTTGTGGGTCTTTTGTAGTCTTACAGCTAAAGCGACCTGTGTCAGCAGAAAACTGCTTAAACGAAGGTTTGAGCGTACCGTCTCTCCCTACGTCTTCTAAGAATGGTATGAGATACTGATTTAAGGCTCTACTGATATTTCTTAGTCTTTTCATTTTAGCCATAAAGGGGAACTCTTTATAGGACTTCTCGATCACGTCATCGAGAACATCAGCCCCTGTTTTAACCTGCCCCGACTTTTCAGATAATTGTAAGTTGGGGATATTAAGCTCACGAAATAGCAAACCTAACTGTTGTGGGGACATAATGTCATATACGAGAGGGAACTCGATATTTTCAGTACCCTCTCTTCCCACATAATTCACTGTTTTTTGGGTTGTTTGTTTGGGGTCGGGGTATAAGCGTTTTGCTTCTTTACGAGCTTCGTCTAAGATTATCTTATAAAACAAACCGCTCTCAATCTTCTCGGTATTGAAATGGTTCTCGCCTTTCAACTCGCCTTTCATAAGTCTAAGAAAGGAGGGGGTGATGTCTCTTTTGAGTATATCTTTAGCACCACGATATACTTCTAGTAACGAATCCCACCATTCTTGGTGTCCCTCTAAAATAAACTCTTTTGTTTTTACAGGATCTACATGGACACGACAACGGTGCATCCAACGCACTGAAACAGCACACGATTTCTCTAAGTTATACATGGAGTCCGAATGCTCAGGGAGTTCAACATATTTCTTTCTCTGTATGTTGAATACTCTTAGCGTACATAGTGGGTCTGCTCCTGCATATAAAACACTTGGTCGCCATGAGGGGTCTAGTGTGGAGTAGTCTTTAACCTTTGTTTCGGGCAACAGTTCCTTAAGCTCGATCATTTCCATCCCACAAAGATTTTTAGAAAGAGCTTTGAGTCCACGACCTCCTTTTTCTCGTGGGTTGAGAAGATAAGTCAGAATAAGAGTGTCTTCCCATTTTCTCCCGCTGTTAAATCTTTCTCTTCCTAAGTTGAAGAATCCATTATAGTCGAGAAACTCTAAGTCAAAGTTAGCGTTGTGGAATACAGGGTTGGCTTCAACTTCAGTTGAGAATAAGCGAGCGAACTCCATCCCTAAGACAGACCAAGGAAGATTATGTTCAGAGCCTTGTTTATGTCCTACAGGGAAATAATAGGCTTTGTCTTCTGTAGGAGCGATACCGATCCCTACAATAGAGTCTATGGTTCTCCCCCCATAGACTCTGCTGTCTAGTCCTGTAGTCTCTATGTCACACCCATAATAATCTGAAGCAATACACTCATCTATTGCTTGAGAGATGTTTTCTTTTGTTCCAAGTATTAGCTCTACGTCTGCCATCCAGTCTTTCGGCTTAATGTCGGGTCGTCTTATTTCTTCTAAAAAATCAGAAAACATACACTCTCCTGTTAATATGTTTATATTGCTTCTATGTATATATAGCTAAAAGGAGAAAAGTCACATGGCTAATTTTTGGATAAATAAGGAAGGACAGAACACGCTTAAAGGTAGTCACACGAACCCTTCTAATCGTATTTATTTGCCCGACCATCTGATTGCTGAGTTCCTATTGGACTACCCATATTCAAGAGCGGATTTTTGGAATCTATTTAAGACCATGTTACCAGAAGAGCAGTTTAGGCTACAAGAAATAATAGATGCGTACCCAAGTTTGCTTGTAGATCGAGAAGAATACCAACAGGCAGAGGATACTTTTCAAAGTAGAGCAAATAAACAGCGAGTTAACACTATTTCTAAGATTAAGCCGAAAGAAGATACGCCTAAAAAAACATTGCGAGTGAACAGATAGTTTATTTATCATTTAGTTAAGATAAGAAATAAAATTAAAGGAGAACTCTCATGTCTCAAGACCCAACACAGCTCGATAAACTACCTCTCAAAAGCAAAAAGTTCCTAGCGTATTTGATTGCTGACATAGGATGGAAGATCCTCATGTTTTATGTAATATGGGAGTACCAAACTAAGATTGAGCATTATGCTTTTATGGTTCTTGTTACTATGATCGTAACAAGCGGCTTCATTCAGATCGGCTATATTTTAGGGCAAGCTGCTCTTGATAAATATACAACCGTTGCTGTTTCTGCTCTCGATAGAGAGGGTAAAAGTCCAACACCACCTTCATCACCTCAGAAAAAGAAAGAGGGTGCTTCTGAAGAAGGTGGAGACTTTGATGGGACTCTTTAAAGAAAGAAATAATGCATCTGCAAAAAGAGTAGCGGAGAAGTTTTCTTCTTCGATTAAGAATAAAAACTTCACTCTTCCAATACAATACGAAAAGGATTTAACAGTAAGTCCTTTTGGGATTAGTCTTGTTTTAAATTTGCAGTATGAGGGTGGAGATGTAGGGTTTATCTCAGGCTATATAGATCCGATAAAACAGACTGGTGTCTCTGCATATCAGTGTGCTTCAGATATTCGGAGTTTGTCCCAACAACACCCCTCTGTTAATACCAAGAAAGGTGAGATTAGGCTTGTTGCGGTCGGTCAGTCTGAACTATACAAACCATATAGAGGTGTGGGTTTAGGGGTTCAGATGTACACAGAATTCCTCCGCTCTGTTTGGGACAAGGTTAGAAAGCCTTTCATATTTATTCCAGATGCTTGTGATGTAGGTAGGACTTCAGACGACGCAAGAAGGGTTTGGAAGTCTTTAGCTAGAAATAAACCCTCTTCTAATCTTTGTATTACGATCTTGAACCGACCATAAGGAGAAATAGGAATGCCTAAGTACAATTTAAATTTAGTACAACAAAGAGAGCAAGCCCGTCATGTTACTCAAGCTCTAAGTGCATATACTCGTTTAGCTAGAGAAGTTGTGAGTATGGGTGCTTCAGCGAAAGCAGACTCTAATCCAAAAAGAAGATTTACACAGCTTGCTAGATCCTCTTCAAAGGTGTCTGCTTTTTTAGATGCTTTTATAGGGCAACCTACAGACTATTCTGTGGCATATAGTTTTCGTGAGAAATGTATATATGCTCTTAGAGATCAGCTCTTAGGTTTAAAAACACAGGCTGAAGCCGAAGAAATAATTACTAAGAATGCAGAGAAGTCCTACATACAAATGTCTGTCTCTTCTGCTCAGAAGAACTTGAGAGGTCTTTTACCACCTGAAATAAAGGCGTTCTTACCTGAGAACATTGTGATTGAGACTGACGATGACGGGTCTATTACAAGTATGACGGATGTTTTTGGTAATGAGAAAGACGACCTTCAAACTAAAGTCAATTTAGTTCGTAAAATTGTGACTGATTACAATAAGATTGTGAAACAGGTGAAGAAAGATCTAGCTTCAAAGAATGAGCGTACTAAGTTCAAGGCAATAGTGACTTCTATTCTTATGGAAACAGGAATCCGACCTGGACGAGAAGGAAATGCGTCTAAAGTAGCAGGGGTGCTAATAGAGACATTCGGGGCTGTAACTTTAGCTCCCGAACACATTACTTTTGTAAAAAGTAACCTTGCTGAGTTGAAGTTCGTGGGGAAGGCAGGGACTGTGAATGTTGCGTCTCTTTCAGATAATGCTGTGATTAGAGAACTCAAAAACTACGCATTAAAAGCTTTAAAAGGTAAATTGAAGCGTGTTTTTGTAGATAGAAATGGTATTTCACTATCTCATGTAGAGATAAACTACTATTTCCAAGAATACTTTGGGTCTATCCGACCTTCTGACTTGAGAAAATATAAAGCTACAGAGCAGATGTTTGAAGCATTGAAAGAAGAGCAACAGAAGTTACAGGCGAATATCTTAAAATTCGTAGATGAAGAGGCTGAAGACTTAAAAGAGCGAGTTCTGTCCGAAATAGTGAACACTTTGAATCTTGCAGTCGAGCGAGCGAAATCGTCTCTGAGTCATTTATCAGGAGCAGATACCGTTGGGTATTATATTAATCCCGATGTCGTCTTGTCTTTTCTCTCACAAGGATTTGTTGACGCAGACTTGAAGAGTGCGATCATTAAGAATGACCGTACTCTTTCTTTTGATGTGGATGTTTTTGTACAGCATGCACTTTCTAAGAGAGGTTCTTCTTCTCACAATCTGCTTTCTATTTTCACAGAAATCGAAAATATGTTTTAATCTTCGGTATGCTCCTTTATACAAAGACGAAGGAGGTGTTGTTTTGAAGCTGTCTGTTTTTTATTTAGTTCTGATTCTTATCTTTATTTCTGTTCTCTCTTTTGATGCCGGTTCTGAAACTAGCCAACCCCAAGAAATTCTTGAGGGTTCTGAGGATTACGAAGACTATGGGTGTTTTAAATGAAAGATAAAAACGATTTTGGTGGTGGAAATAAAAACTCTTTGTACATACCTATGTCAGAGATAGAGCAAGAGTTCATACAAAGGTTAGTTGAAACACAGAGCTTTAGACTTGTTATCCATGATTGGGGCTATGTGGAAGAGCCAAGAGTGACCTTTGGAGATAAGAATCTTCATGTGTTCTTTAAACTGTGTTTTGATCGTCCTGAGAACCCAATGCCTGTACATTATTTTGATTTGGAACTTCAGACAAGATCGGGTGTGACTCTCTCCAAGCAAAGGATGAACACTGAATATGGAGGACAGCCTATTTTAGTGAAACAAGGTCTTGATCTTGATATGGTTTGGGATATAGCGATCAAACACATAGATCCTAAACTCTTAAAGTCTCTTATGCCTTCTGTTACAGGGCTTACTTCAAGACTTCAGGATAGAGATAACCATGAGTTTACAGTTTTCGGTAATATGCGATTAAACAGAGACTTGAAAGATAAGGCTCTTAAATTAAACCAAGCAGAGAAGAACTTGAAAAGTGTTGAGGCTCAGATCAGAGCAGATGCAAGAAAGAACCCTAGAAATATGTTTGAAAAAGTTGAGGATTAAGCTACTTCAAAAGAATGGTCTTTTTCCTTCTCTAAGAGAATACGGATGTCTGACATTATGCAGTACACTGCTTCAGACTTTCTCTTGTGTAAGTAAAAGCTAGGTATCCACCATTTATCGTATCTCTGATCTCCTTGCTCTACTATCTGTGTTAAAAACCCTATGTATTTCTCTTTTCTCTTTTCATCTTCCAACCCGAAGATCATTATTTTTGTGGTGTGTAAGATAATAAAATATCTTGTCTTGTATTTTTTGTTCAGATTTTTAATCATTCGATACTCTCACAAGGTTATAATTCTCTCTCCAAGCAGAGATTATTATATAGTTTAATGTAGAATTTTCGATTGAAAAACAATCTGGCATTTTTTTATGGTCTATCTTGCAATAACTCTTATGAAAAGAAGCACACTCTTTAGAAGACGCACATATTTTATTTACAGGAGCTAGTTTTAAGCATCCTTTTGGATCTCTCACTTCCCTCATTAGAGGTGTGGTATCTCCATGTATTGCTCTGTCTAAAAGACTTTCAGAAATAAGAGGAATGAGGTTTTCCCATTCTGATCCCTCTAGCTCCTTAAACACCCCCCAAGGGTCTTCGTTTACGGGCATTATTCTAGCTATTTTTGGGTTTGACCATATTTTGTCTTTGAGGGTCATAAATACTATCCCGTCTCTTTTGTAAATCAATGGACTTCTCCTTTCCTTTTTTCAATGTCTCCTAGTATTTTTTCTACTACCTCATCGTTCATTGTTTCTTCAGAACTTAAATACTCAACCACCTCTTCTGAAGCAGACCCTATCAGAGCTAGTATTTCTCTCCGTTGCCCCTCCTCTTCAGAGTGTACTATTACTTTTAAGTGTGGAAAATAGTATTCTATTCCAAGTTTCATCCCTATATTTATCCAAATTCGGATTAGCTCCTCTGAAGTTTCTGCTTCAGAAGTTAATGCCGATATCGTTCTATCGAATAAACTCTTAAGTTCTTCGTTTGTAAAATCCATGTTTTTTTACCTCAAGGTATTTTCTTTAAAAGCGTATACCAATGTTTAGACGATTGAAGATCTAATGATTTTATCAAGTCGAATGCTTCCCATAGTTTGATTGCAGTCGAGAGTTCTATTTCTCTCTTTGTCGTTTTGTCTTTTAATATCTGATGTGTTCTTTTAGCGAGGTTTTCTATTTCTATTGTGTTTGGGTTTTTGTCCGTATTTTCTTCAACATAGAGATCTTTCTTTCTCGTCTGAACCCAACCACTCAAGCCATACTTCTTCTCTAAGAGAGTGCAGGATTCAGAAAAAGAGAGACCTTCTTTTTCTAATACTGTTGAAATTGCATCTCTACTTTTCCCACAAGCAAAACAAAACCAACTGCTTGTTTGAGGGTAAACTCTAGCGGAAGGTGCATTGTCCTGCCCATCTCCATGCAGATCGCACCTAAACTGTTGCTCTCCTCCTCCTTCATAAACATCGTACCCATACCCTTGAAGTACGGACTCTATGCTTATTTCTTCTTTGATTCTATCTGCTCTTTTGTTCATTTCTACTTCCTTTGTTTTTCTTTTATCTCTCTATATCGTTACTAAGAGAAGAAAAGATGGAGATTAATTATGAAGTCTGTAGAGTCTTACACTTATGATGGAGTGTTACAGTATGAAGAGTACTCTAGGGGTCTAGATGTTGGTGTTACACTATACGCTAATGATAGTGAAATAGGCTACATTCGGGGGCAGAAACTCAATTATAATAACTTTGAGAGCTTACAAAAAGCTAAGACTTGCTACAAGGATGTTATCCATCTTGCAGGTCTGGGTGGGAAATCTGTGTGCGATACGGTAAAAGGTACTTCTTGCCTTTTACCTAGAGTTTTTATGATTACAGATGTAGAATTAGAGAGTTATGACGACCAAGGAGTGAAGCTTAGAGGTCTTGGTCTTGGTAAGATTCTCTATGAGGTTATTTTTACAGAGTTTTTTGAGGAGAATGGGGATTTCATTGCAGTTCCAATGAAATGTATTTTCGGAAGAGATAATACTTCTCCTGACGCACAAAGAGTGTGGGACTCTCTTGCTAGAAATCTGGAATCTTCTTCGGATCTAGTTCTTGTAGATAGGGCTTTGCACTTTTAGTCTTTCTCCCACCAATCGTCAAAACTGCCAAAAGGGATAAGGTCGTATATTTCTACAGGTATGCTACCAACACAATCATAGCTGAACCACTCACCACTCCCTCTCCACCTTTTAAGTGTCTCATGAAGTTCCTTTTCTCTCCACCCTAATCCTTCCAAAGATATAATTATTTTCAGAGTGTTAGGGTTACCTGTTTGTAAGTTCTTCAACCTTTTCTGAGGGTGCTTAGACCTGCCTATCTTTATTTCTCCTGTCTTTGATGATTGTATGAAATAAAGACAGTCGCCTTTTCTTTTCAGTTTGCTTTTTTTGTAACTAACTATTAGATCATCGTAGTTCATTCTTATACTCCAAAGAAGTTGTCTTGTTTTTTGGAACGGTCTTCTTGTCCTTTTAAAAGTCTAGTCCCATCTCCAATATATTCGTGAGAATAGCAGAGTCGATCAGCATGGGCTTCATAGTCAAAGCTTGTGTAAGCACCACGCTTTTTGGAGTTATTAGAACCCATTCCTTGATAACTGTTCTTTCTACTCACTTTATTCATGCTTGTTGGCTTCCATATTTCAGAGTTATTTCTATGTTCCCCTAGCTTTGGGTGAGCTGTTTTAGAGAAATAACGGCAACCCCTATCATAAAACATCTTTGCTACTGCATTTGAGAGCTTAGATCCTAGTCCCATCCCTTGAAAATCTGGTAAGATCACAGTCCTATGCTCTCTCCAAGCATTTCTCAAATCTCTGCTAGGGAAAGGGATAGCCGATCCAAACCCACAAATCGTGTCATGCTCATTAACAAGCAACCAACAGTGAGCCGACTTATTTATTTCAGAGCTTAAATAGTGATGGTCGCAGAAGACTGACCACGCTTCGGTCGAGCAAGGTAGGACTCTAAAATCTGAAGAGAGCCTTTCCGACCTCCCTTCTACGAGCCGTCTCGTTAACGTGTTAGCCACCCAATCAGGCTCTAACCAATTAATAACATCTTCGTGACAGGTGGCAATGACTACATTTCTATAGCCATAGTGGTCTATTACGTTTCTTACACCTACAGAAATAGAGTGAGCTAAGTCTCTATTACACACAGATGTAAACTCATCTATCACACAGCCGTCTTTCAGACTTATGGCTATCTCCGCTCTGTGTTTTTCTCCTGTAGAGAGGACATGGTAAGGTCTGCAAAGAGAGGGTATGGAAGATAATCCTATTTTCATAAGTAGATTGGGTTCTACTTGTGAAGCTATAGCTAAGTTCCCCTTCCAAACTATTTCTTTCACCCCTCCCATTTCTTTAAGGAGAGTTGATTTACCGCTTCCACTAGGGCCGAAAATAACTCCAAGTGAGAAATCTTGAGGTACTTTAAAAGTAGGTACTGTGAAAGAGCTTTCTCCATTAAACCTATAGTCTGAAACTTCGGCTACTCTCTGAATGGTAGGTTCTAGGTCTACTTTTGAGGTGAGGGTTTGCCCTCCTATTTTTCTATAATTAAATAAGTCCAATTTTAAACTCCAAAAAAGTTCTCAGTTTTATATTTAGGTTCAGGAGCTACACCTTTACTCCAAATCCAAATTGGTTCGCCAAAAGGCTTTGTTGTTTTTTGCCCCCCACGCTGATAAAGCTCGTAGCCGATTACACCTTCGTAATGAGCGTTAAGATTTTCCATATGTTTGAGCATCGGCTCACATAGGTTTATGTTTTTTTTGTCGTTGATATTAATACACATACGACCACCTTCAGATAAATGCTTCCAACACTTTGTTAGGGTTGGAAATAGAAAACCCTCTAGCCATTTTTCAGGTGTCGTGTATCGCTTCCAACTTTGTGTCTCTTCTTCACTATATCGTTCAATGTTGAAATAAGGAGGAGAGGTAAATACAAAATCAAACTCTCTCTCTCCAAGATCAACATCTTCAGCAGGAGAACAGATAAACTCTGTTTTCTTTTTTGTGTTACAGAAATCAGAAATAGCTTCATATTTCTCATGGAGTTTAGTGTTTGGATCTATGCCTACATAAGAAATAGCGTTTGAAGCATGGAAGCCTACGAGCCGATCTCCCCATCCTGCTGAGAAATCGAGAACATTCTTAGCATCAAAGAACTCGTATATCCATTTCGCAACTACAGGTCTAAACTGTTGAGCCATATAAGAATGGCTCATGATAGCTCTCCTTAAAGTCTGGCTGTTTATGCCACCTCTAGTGTAAGGTTCATCGCTTCTAAACCCAAAGAACCCTCTGAGGAAGTTGTTTTTCTTATCTGAGTTCTCCCACTCATATATAGGAGACTTACTTGAATGATAACCACAGCCCATTCTTATTATTTGTGTGAATTGATCTGAGACTGTCTTGCCTCTGTTATTTCCAAAGACTAAAAGAGGTTGGTCTGAGAACTTACAATCTAAGCCTTTTACTTGTCGTGGGTTTTCCCACTCTATGTTTTTTATTTCTATTTCTGCCTGTTTTAGTTTCAGCCAGTCTTTTTTAACTTCGTTTATTTCATATTCTCGTAAAGGGAATGGTAGCTTTTTTATTTCTTCTGATAGGTGTGTTTTTATTTCTTCTTCAGAGAAATAGTGAAGTAAGTTATCCCATTCTTTTGTAGAAATATAAAGACGATCTTCTATTACGGTAGAGTACTCCGTTATTTCTTTTTTAGGATCTCGTTCTAAATCAAAGAACATCAAAAGAAATACTCCTGTGTTTGACTCAATCTCTTTTGAGCTATCTTGAAATAATCTTCGTTAATCTCCGACCCTATGTATTTCCTTTTAGTAAGTTTAGCCATCTTAGCCGTAGTTCCTGAACCTAAGAATGGGTCATAAACTACGTCTTCTTCATAGGAGTAGTAAGAAATAACTTTAGCAGGGAGTTCTTCTGGGAAGGGAGCTGAATGTTTACTGTGTGTTTCGGGGTTCATTTTCCAAACATTAGTTCGCTCGAAATACTCACTAATCGTTGAACCCTCTTTCGTGTAGTGTTCTATGTTCTTACTTGCATTAGTTTTGAATACTAATATGTACTCGGTAATGATATTTGGTTTGTAAGTGTAAGGTCTTCTATTAAGAGAAAAAGAGTGACCTAATCTGTTGAAAACCGCACCTTCGGGTTTGATCCAAATAATGTCTTCCATAAACTTAAACCCTATTTCTTCCATCATAGGTACAAAGTAATATGGGAGAGGTATGCGACTACTTTCTTTATTTCTGTTCTCTCTAGCTACAATGACAGGGGATATGTTGACTACACAAAATCGGCACTCTTTAAGAGTTCTCTCGACTTCTGTGAATATATTTCTCATGGTTTCCATGTAGCTTTTCACAGTTTTATATTGAGAGTATTCTCTAGCATTAAAATAAGGTGGGCTAGTAACTACTAAGTCTATTGAGTTATCTTTCATTCTGCTCATGGTGTCTAAGCAGGACTCATTAAATATCGTATTTTTCATTTCTTAAATTCCAAATAAATCTACTTGTTTATCAATCTTCATATTTTTAAGCCAAACTGCTTCTTGGAAGTTTTCTGCTTTTAACCCTTTCACTTCTGTAAGAGGTTCAAAAGGTAGCCACGAAGCACCCTGTTTCTCACAAACAATTACCTCACCCACACGCTCTTGACACCAATCTGAAAGGTGTTGGAAATCTATGTTCTTTGAACTGTGTCTGTAATATATCCCTGCTTCTTCATAAGGGGGGTCAATGAACCAAGTGGCTTCTAGGTTCTCTATTTCTCCATAAGACTTGCACTCGATTTTCCAATGCTTGATCTTGTAGAGATTAGAAGATATGAGCTTCTTTTTGTAGTTTTGTGTGTTCGGTCTTATTTCTGTTTTCCATTTAGAAGGAGATTTCTTAGGTTGTGTTGCTCCTCCTGTAATAATAAACCCGACAAGATGAGACGCTTCTTTACAATCCCAAGTAAAGTCATCTACGTTGTCTCCGACTTTCAATTCGGGTAGAGACAAGATGTCTTTTGGGCTACATTGTTGTAGCCATTTCCAAATATTTACAATCACTTCATACTTGTCGTATATTTCTATATCTCGATCAAAGTATTTCAGAGCATATTGAGCCGTACCTGCGAAGGGTTCAATAATCTTGTCTTTTGTAGGCTTCGGGTATTTCTCTATGATCTTAGATTTTGAACCATAATACCCCCACATACACTAAACCCCAAAGAAATTGTCAGATTTGTACTTTGGTTCGGGAGCTTCACCTTTACTCCATACCCAAATTGGCTCACAGAACATAAGACTTGAGTCGCCCATGTTTTTCCCTGGTCTCGCACCCATCTCATACCCAATTAATCCTTCGTATGTAGCTCCAAGAGACTCCATGTGTTTCAACATCGGCAGACATATTTCTTCTCTTTCTCCCTTTGTATACGCATCTGCAATGTTCACACAGATACGTCCTCCTTCAGATAAATGACTCCAACACTTCGTTAGGGTTGGAAATAGAAATCCCTCTAACCATTTTTCCATTTTAGGGTATCGCTTCCAACTCTGTGTCTCTTCTTTAGAGTATCTCTCCAAAGTGAAATAGGGAGGAGAGGTAAATACAAAGTCAAACTCAAGACCCGTCAAGTCAGCGTCTTCAGCAGGAGAACAGATAAACTCAGCTTTTTTTCCCGTATTACAGAAATCAGAAATAGCTTCATATTTCTCATGGAGTTTTGAGTTAGGATCTATACCAACATAGCTTTCAGCATTTGAAGCATGGAAGCCTACAAGTCGATCTCCCCATCCTGCTGAGAAATCGAGAACATTCTTAGCATCGAAGAAATTGTAAACCAACTTAGCTGACTGAGGTTTGAACTGTGAAGCAATGTATGATCTCATTGCCAAAGCACTTTTAAGAGCTTTAGGTGTCACATCTTTGTCAAACATAACGGGGTTGAGTAAGTATTTAATGAACGACTTCTTTCTACTTGTCCATGCAGACCAAGGAGATAAGAATCTCTCATGTCCTACTTCCATCCTTTCTTCTTGAGTGAAGAAATCTGACACAGGAGAGCCTAACCTCAACCCTTGTGCAACATATAAAGATCTACCTTTATATGTTGTGGCTATTTCTGAAGAGATACGCTTGCAAGACCAAGAGTCTTCACTCATTTGTGGTTCTCTACTACACAGTAAACTGAATTCGTTTCTTATTTCTTGTGTGTTGTATTCTCGATATGGAAACTTGATTTTTCCGTCCTCAATTAAATCTCTCATTCTTTGGTGTATTTCTTCTTTTGTGTATGAAGAAATAATGCTTTGCCACAATCCTCTCGGTATGAACAAATCACCATTTAAATCGAAAATCTCTTCTTCTTTTAGAAGGTTTGGCTTTTCTATTTCTAAATCATCAAATAACATTTACATATCCAATACATCAGCGAGAGGGTCTTTTGTCTGTGTTCCTTTTTTGCCTTTATATGTAGGCAAGGAGTGCATGGGCATATTGAGAATACGACCTGAAGGCCAAGCAGGTTTTGCTTCAAACGCTTCAAAACCAGCCCCTTGTCTAACTTTCAGACATTGGTACTTTATTGTACCTTTCTCTCTCATCTCATCCCCATACCAAGCAGAAATAACAACATCGCTAGAACGCTCTGCTTCATTAGCATAACTCAAGTGTGTGAGGTTATATGACCCTCCGTTCTTTTCAGCCGCTTTAAAGCCTTCACGAGAAATCTGAAAGAGACAGACAAGAGGAATACCCTCTCCTCTGTTGAAAGAAAGAGCGAGTTTTTTCAAATCTCGTATGACTTCGTTTAGTCTTTCGGTGGTGGAAGCTACCCATCTTCTTGAGGACACAAGCAGAGCGTGGTCTACAACTAGCACCTTTGCAGGTTTTCTTTGATGTAAGACCTCTGCTTTAGTCTTAATGTCTTCCACAGTGATGTCCATAGAGTCGGGGTCGGCTATTTCAAACTGAATTGAGCCATACTCTCCACTCTCTACACCCTCTCTTAAATCTTTTACGACATCTTTAAGTAGGTCGATCTCGTCTTCTGTTAATTTACCATTCTTAATAGAGTCTGGGTCAATACCTACATCGGGATTCTGTTGTTTTTGGATTCCTAGTGCCATTCTTTTTGAACGGAACTTTTTGTGCATAGAATGAAAGGCATATATTGTTTCTCTACATTGTTCATAGTGCATTTCTAGTTGGAAATAAATGCTGTTCAGACTTTGATATACAGCCATGTTGTATATCCAGTTCATCGTTGTTTTGGATTTCATGTGTGCAGTAAATCCTGCTACCATATAAAGTTCTTTCTTACGAAACCCTCCGATAGCGTCATCTATATACTGAAGACCTGTTTTTGGTAAGACTCCTACATCGGTATCTACTGTTTTTTGGTAGTGTTCCCAAAAAGCGTCTTCGTCATTGAGAACATCGCCACCGATCTTCGCTCCAAAAGTAGGTGTGAGTAAATCAGAGAGTTGCTTTGACAAATATTTTGTCGCATCTCTCACACCTTTCAAAGTAAATTTCTTTCTACCTTCTTTTATTTCTAAACCTTGACGAGCAATCGTTTTTGTAGAAGAAAGAGCATCCGCTAAAGCCATGTGACGAGCGTCTTCCACATTCTTTTCTATTTCAAGAATAAAGTCGCCTCGATAAATCACAGACATACTTGAGATTTGACGGATACGGTCTGCTTCATCAAAATCATTATTTGAATCAAAATATTGGATGACGACATCTTGTTCGGGCAGATGTCCATGTGTTGAAGCAAAAGTCTTAATAAACTCAAAAATCTTTATATCTGTCGGCAAATCGAACAGAAATATACTTTCTCTGAGAGAAATATAGTTTTGATACATCAAGTCATCTTTGTCGCCCACTCTAGTGTCTGGGAGAATAGATCTGAGTATTTTCAAAGCTTCATACTCCTCGGCTTTTTGCTGTTTTGAGTTTTTTGGATTGCCATAAGGTTAATGCGTTCCCATCCTTCAATGCTTTCATCTACGGCTCTAGACCAAGAGAGGTGTCCTTCAGAAAGAGGTCTATTAGGCTCTTCTATAATCCATGTAGGTTTGGAAAGGTGTGCTCTTAACTCGATTGTCTCTACTAAGACTTCAGGCATTGCACTATTTCTTGCCATTTTGACTCCGAGTCTAACAATTAAGAGTGATGGAGACTCGGCTAAGTCCTCTAAAGACTGAACACGAATATCTCTTTGAAAGTCAGGGTCTATTATTTCTGACTGTGCATATTGGAGATTACTCAGCCAAGCACTCATAAGAGTAGCGTCAGACACTACTTTGACGAACTCTTCCGGTTTCTTTCGGTGGGCTAAGGAACTTCTCAGATTAACCATAAGTTCATGCTTGTTGCCTATGAGGACACAGTTTTCAGAAATCTTGGATTTTAATACCGATGTTCTTTTGAGTTGGACATCAGACATTCCTTTCCAAGCCCTCTCCGCTTGGATATTTAGAGCTTTTTTTACAGTACAAATACATGAGATAGCGTAGGGCATTCCCATGTAACCATCGTCTTTTTGGAGGTAACCCGCACCTCCACATTTTTTACACATAGACACGAGCATCCTCCAACAAACCGTCAAACAGTTCAGCAACTTCTGATGTACCTACCTCTATTATATCGGAATCTTCGTCATTTTTGAGTCGTTTTCCTAAAACACTTTCAATCAGTTTCATTTTGCTTTTCAGAGTTTTCATAACTCTGTCGTCTATCGTTTTCGGGGCTACCATATGATATGCAAATACCTTGTCATGTATACTACCGATACGAATCATTCGACCAACAATCTGAAGATAGTCTCCTGCCGACCAGGGCGTGTCATAGAAAATAACAGCTTTGGCGAGCTGTAGATTCACACCTTCAGCCGCAGCCATTGTGATAAGACAAATTTTCACTTCTGATTTTTCATCTTGGAAATGTTTCTGTGAGGTTATACGCTCATCTCCACTTTCAGAACCTGTGATGCGACAGGTTTTTATACCTTTGCCCTCTATTTCTGCCTCAAGAATATCAACCATAGATCTGAACCGAGAGAATATGATTACTTTCTCTCCATCTAAATCTGTAGAAATAGTTTCAATCAGAGCGTCTAGTTTCCCACTATCTCCGTCTGAGTTAATTAAAGCAGGGTGATTTACAATTTGTTGGCAAACTGTAACTGCTGTCAACTTAGTTACTTCTCTTTCTATTATTTCTCCTGTTTCAGGGTCTGTTGACTCTAAGAATCCTTCGAGTGCTTCTTTGTACTTAGCCTTTTGTGGTTTTGTAAGATCACATTTAATAACTTTAGTTGTGAGAGGTGGCAACTCTTTAGCTACCTCATGTTTGGGTCTCCCTAAGAAATAAGGGTCTATTATCCCCCTAAACGCTTCGATGTCTGACTTTCGATGTCCTACTACAACAGGTATCCTACGTCTTCCTCCGGGTAAGATTTGATCTCTTGTGATACAGAAGTTTCTCATAAAAGCACTTTTAGTAGTGAATAGGTGCGGTACAGTAACCTTATATATAGCCCACGCTTCCATTAGCCTATTCTTAATGATAGTAGCCGATAAAGACCAAACACGCTCTGCTGACCCTGCTAAGTGCTTACATACTTGGTGGACTTGAGACTTGTCATTCTTAAACGCTGTTGCCTCATCGAACACCATAACGTGTCCTGTAATAGTTCTAATGATATCAAAATCTTGGCAAGCTGTCCTATAGCCCATAACGATGGCTTTAGGTCCGTTGTTGTATTTCTGAAACTCATCATGGATTTTGAGTCGTTTCTTTTTAGTGCCTAAACACTTAAAAACTTCCACCCCTTCTGTAAATTTCTCGAACTCTGACTCCCATTGCCCTACGGCTGATTTGGTGGTGAGAATAATAGCAGGAATGTCGGGTCGCTTATCCCACAAATAGGCTAAGGTCGCTATGACTTGTAGGGTTTTTCCTAAACCCGTATCATCTCCTAGAACAAATCGAGGCATTGCGAGAAGGTGTAAGACACCTTGTACTTGATACTGTCTCAGAGTAAGTGGGACATCCTCTTTTATCTCTGTCTTTAGGATAGTGCTTGGAGGGGCTTTTAAGTCCTCTTTGGCTCTTACCTTTCGGAGCTTTTCGATTGTCAGTGCGAGTTTTTCTTCTATCATTAAAATACCCCTTTTTGGTTAGTATGAGGTATATAATATTAAGGAGTTTTTTTTACACCTCCGGTAAACTTTGCAACATTATTTTTATTAGTCTTCTGTATGGCATACCGTTGGTAAGTCTGAGGTACTTGTGCTTAAGGAGTGCAAAAGCAACATCATCTAATGCTTTCTTGTTTTTAACTTTCATGTAAAGTTTTGCTGTAACCGCAGAACTCCAATGTGTGTAAACCCACAACGCTGCCTTCCTGTGTAGCAGGTTTATTTCTAATTTCTGCTCGGTTGTAAGCATACTCCCCAGATCTCTGGAGTAAGATTTGTCTTTACTTTGGTTTTTGTATATTTCTCCGAGTATTGAAAACTCGATTCCTACTTTGAGTAGCCTAGAAGAAATACCGTAGTTGTGTTTCCATCTGCGGATAGCAATGATTTTTACTAGAGGGTCTTTAGTGTCTGAAAGGACATTTAATATTTCTAAGATTGCTAAGTTACACGCTTTTTCCAGAATTTTGACGATGTTTCTCGTGTTTTGTACACTCATAGTTTTTATATCCTCTATCTTTTTTCTCAAGTATATACTTGAACTCGTATAAACTTACTATTGGAGAAGGTTCATGCTTAAACATTTAAAGCCGATTTTCATAGAGAACTCAAAAGTTCCTGTTATTCTGAGTAAACTCGCCCCGATAGAAATAAGTGCAATCACTCTTTTCTGTCTTGTTTTTTCAAGAGGAGAAATAAGTGAGAAGACAAAACGACATGAAACCATCCATTTCCAACAATACCTAGAGACTTTTGTTGTTGGGTTTCTTTTGGTCTATGTTTTCGACTACCTCTATTCAGCGACCATCAAGAAGAAAGGGTTCACTCGCGATTCTTATCTTGCGATCAGATTTGAACAGGAAGCTTGGGAGTGTGATGACTTTACTAACTACTTAGAGTCAAGAAAGAGATTTTCTTGGTTGGATTATCCTTTGGGGGGAGAAGAATACCCTCCCCCTAATGGTGGTGGATAATTAAAGATGTCTAAGATTTACATAGGTTGGAAGCACCACACTCAAGAGATGCCTGACTTTCTCATCCTTCCTCTTTTGGTGCTTTTAATGGTTCTGTCTATTTTAGTTTACTTCTTAATCAAGGGCAAATGACATGAAGATACTTATTGGTGGCGACATTTCTTTCGGCAGAACCCATAAAGGGGGGTTTATTTCTTATTCTGTTGAGGGTTGTTTAGACTCTTTAGCTCGTATTCCAAGAGATTACAGCATAGTTAATTTAGAGTCACCCATATGTAGCTCACCTCTTACGGGAAAGAAAGCCGAGAACTATGACGGTGTTTTATTGTATGCAGAACCACAAGCAGTTCGCCACTTAGTTAAGGCAGGTATAGACTATGTTTCTCTAGGTAATAATCACGCTTTAGATCATGGTCTTAAGGGTATTTCTGAAACAACGTATTACTTGGAAAGAGAAGGGGTCTCTTATTCAGGTGTTGGTACTGATTATTATTATCCACATATAGATGAAAAATTAAACTTAGCGATCTTCAGTATTGATTTAGTCGAGTCTTCTTACAAAACACGAGATTTGGTGTTTTGCCGAGAAGATTTACCTCTCTTGTTAAAGGGTGTCACCGACACTAGAAGAATATATCCCGACTATATTATCTGTGTGTGTATTCATTGGGGGTTAGAGTACAAGATCCAACCTGAGTCCTATCAAATAAAGTTAGGTAGATTCTTAGTCGATTTAGGTGCAGATCTCATTGTTGGTTCACACCCTCATGTTCTCCAACCGATGGAGATATATAAAGGTAAGCCTATTTTTTATAGTCTTGGGAATCTTTATTTTACACACCATAACAAGAAGTACGACAACATGAAAGAGACACATCAAGCTCTTATTTCTGTAGTTGATTTTCAAGGTCGAGAAGTGAGAGATATTGAGGATTATGAGGGGTATATTCAGAGTGGTGAAAAGGTGCTCTTTTAGTTCATTTATGTAATTGAGAGTCTTGCTCAAGAACAAGACGAAAATGAAGGTGGATGGTAAACCTTAGTCTAAGAAATACTTGAGTGAGTAATAATCTTTGGGGTGTATTTCTAGGTTGAAAAGTTCAGAAATACTAACCCAAGCCCAATCTATACTCTCTTCATTTATTACAGGTATGAACGGTTCTTCTAAAATACCATAGTATAGTGTGTATGGTTTAGTGTGGTAGTGGTCTACTATTTTCAGACTTTCAGGCACATTGAGTATTTCTTCATTCATCTCTCGGATAGCGGTTTGAAATCTAGTTTCACCTTTTTCTGTAGACCCTCCTGCACAGTTCCACTTATAGTCTTTAGAGCGTTTCAAAAGAAGTACTCTATTCTTACTTGTAATCATAACTCCAGCTCCCATCATTCTATACTCCTTTTATGTATTGTATTGTTTTGAGATTAAACACACAGGATAGAGGACATAAAAGATGTACGATAAAAGAGCTTCTGCAAAGAAAATAAGTCAGAGACATATAGAGTCTAGGTTTTTTGGGATGATGAAAGACTTCATTGGAAATCAACAACTAAGTCGGGTTGTAAAGAGACTTGAATGGATGTTTAAGAAAGGCCAACATACTGTGAGATCTTATGTAGACAGGTCAAACACCTACAAGCACATCGAAGTTAACGCACTAGGATCTAGTGCTAAGATAGAAGGTGTTTTGGTCAACCCTAAAGGTGGTTTTTCCTATGCTAATCTTGTCGTAGATATAGACGGTTCAAAGACTAAAATAAGTGACTTTGACCAAGCTGTTGAGCTTATCTATCAGCATTTCTCAGACTTGGGTTTGAAGGGTTAGACCACAAGATTCTTTCTTAATGCTCTCTTCATCTGCGTTTTTTGGTTTCTAAGGTCTTTAAGGGGGATGCCGAGAGTTTGAGCCCAAGTCGTATCTGAGTGTCTCTTTAGGTTGAAAACCTTGGTTTCAACGAAACCTTTTAGCAACTCCGTCCAAAGTGTATGCTTATCCGCATTGTCTTGACATTCAACTCGGATTATTTCTTCGAGAGACTGGATTAAAGTCTTAAACTCTAACTCATCAAGCTGAGAAGTTTGGTTGGGGTCATACAACTCCTTTTCAAACAAACCTTCTTCTATTTCGATGTTGACGAAAGCATATGTTTGTGCTGGGCAATTGCTTTCTCCTTTTTTTTGATCTCTCAGAGTTCTATTTCTACTGTCCATTCGCTGATCCGCCTGTTTACCTAGTTTTTCTCTTTTTCGAGACATCCACTGAGAAAACATGACAGCTCTGATCCAAGGTAGTCGTTTCTCGTCACAATAACCTGCAAATTTATTTTTCTTTGCACACTCAGTTAGGAAGTCAGAAGCGAGATCATACGCCTCATCTTTAACTTGATAAGAGGGTTTGTAGTCTACACCACTAACATATTTCTTCCTTATGGCATAAGCTTGGAGTTTTTTCACCCATAAATTATACACTTTCGCACCGTCTTTAAATAAGAATATGCTTGTTTCTTCGGGGTCTGACTTTACTTCAAGGCAGATTTGATCTAACTCTTCAAAAAGAAGACCGTAAGCGTCATTTGAGATGTTATCTGGGAAGGCTTGATCTAACTCTTTGAGGAAATCTTCTACTTTACTCTCTTCTGTGGGTTTTATTTCAGAGAGAAAGCCCGTAGATTCCTTATCACACAATAATTGGTCTTGCATAAAGACTCCTGTTGTTGTTACTCCCGAATCGGGGTTTATGGCTAAAGACCCTTGTGACTGAATCGGTCTTTGGGTCTGGTGGTTAGTTCTACTACAGACACCCACCTTGATCAAGTCTTTTTTTTTATTTTTTTATCTTTTATTATAGTCATCATATAACGAGATGTATAACGTCTACTTTGGAGAAGAATGAACATGAATACAGAAGCAATTTTACAACTTTGTGTAGATAGAGCCACAAACCTCTATCTTCTTCACGTTATGGGTATTAGACTTGAAGCAGTACAAGGGGCTAACCGACAAAAGCTTGTAGAGACAAATGACTCTAAGATTTTTGCTCGTGTTTGTGCGAATGTACACCATCAAGGCGACGAGGGTTTTGTTCTGATGGATGACTTCTTCAGACTGTGCGAGTGTCCTACGTTTAATTTATATGAGGATCTCGTAGGTTTGAATCAGTTGGCTTCTGAAAAAGAAAAGAAAGAGTTTATAGAGTCAAAAAACCTCTTAGCTCGTAGAAAAAAACAAATGAAGTTTCTGAAGAAACTCCACTCCACTACTAGGGCTTATTTCAATGCTTATTTTAATAAGTTTGTTGGAGGGCTGATAAAGCAAGACATCACTCAGATCCAAGGTGTGCCTTCTGACGAGTATTTCGTAGGAAAAATCCTAGAACTTGTTTCTACAGGGAGAAATAACGACGAGATTCTAAATCAGAGTTATGCCACTGAGTTTATCCAAGACCTTCCTGATCTATCAGGCCCTTTAAAAGGGGGGCTATTAAAGAAGCTGAGATTTAAAGGGAAAGCTACAATCTACGCTAAGACTTGGAAGTTTTATAATAATCGTAGGATGAGAGGCACACAATTCGTTGGTATTAAAGGTCTTAGAATGAAGGTTCTTAAAGACGCTAAGTACTTTAACAACCAGATTAAAGTTTATGCCCATGATGAGCTTACTCGTTATGTAGACCGTAACTTCATTGGTGAAAACATGGAGCGGGAAATAACAGACGCTTCAGAGAACCAAGAGATTTTTCGGTCTATTGTCAAGGAGACAGACTCTACCTTTAACTTGATAGAAAGCTCCAAAGAGTCCGAGAGAAGCTATAAACGTAGCAAGCGAGAAAAGTTAAAGATCGCCAAGAAAGATATTAACAGATCGACTTCGATAGAAGAGCGTAAAGAAATATTAGAAGCTCGTGAAGACTTTATAGGGAGCGTAGTGAACGCTATACAGTTTAAAGACGTTGCAAAAAGCGATTTGAAATTTATTTCACGCACTCTTCTAAGAGAGACTACATCTTCTTTGGGGGGTATAACAGAGAAGGATAAGAATCAGCTAAAGCAAATAATAAATATGCTACAAGATGAAGAACAAATTCTCGAAGTTGTAGGAGAAAAAGAGTATCTTGATCAGATCCAAGAAATACTAGAGAGAGTCTTAATCCAATATCCTGATTCTATTACTCTTATAACAGAGTTTATTTCTGCTTTGTCTAAAGTGACTAAAGCAACCCAAAAAGCGATGAAGAGCATTTCTGAAAACATTGAGGTTATCAATAAAGCAATAGATCAGTCTTCTGAGCAGTTTCAGCCTTCAGAGTTTGAGTCCGTCAGACGACTTTTATATTCGAGAAGAATGAATCAAGGAGATCTTGATGTTCCAGAGATCCTAGAGCTTTCTGATTCTGATCGAAAATCTTACCTTGGTGCTTTAGCAAACGACTCCTCTAGTGACTACAGAAAAAGAGAGAAAGACGTTGAAACATATGTTTTAGCTCGTCTTGGTAATGTGGATAAACTAGACGAGTGGAGAAATCTCCATAACTCTTCAGATACTTCAAGCAAAGAGAAAGCAGATAAGATTTTTGAGGAGTTTAAAGAGAAATTGGAAATAGAATTTTCAACAAGGGCAAGAGGCAGACAACCAAAACCTCGTCAAGAAGTACAGGAGAATTCAGCTAAAGACCTCCTCGCTCCAAAAGATGAGTGGGTTAGTTCGAGAAGTAAAGACAAAGACAATAACTTCCCATATCAAACTGCATCTGTCCCTCCTCTTAAAGCTCTGAAAGACGCTATTTCTTCTGTTAGATCGGATCTCTCTACTAGAGAGATTGGAAATAAAGCGAAAGAAATACTAAAGAGCCAAGAGAAAGTGCTTCTAATTGACGGTAAGATTACAGAAAGTAGTACTAAAACCGCCATCAAAAATGTACTTGAAACAATGCTTTCTATAGAAGATCGTGGTGTTTGGTTTAAGGATAGGGATGCTCTTCTTAGAAAAGTGAAAATGGATGCTGTTAAAGAACTTTCTACACAAAGATCTCTTGAAGATTTGATTGACGAAAATTCAGAGAAAGCTCTTATTGAAGCAGGGGTAGCTACTGAGTCTAACTTTTCCAACATGGAGTTTCGTACTGTAAAAAGAAACATCGAGCAGATGGGCGGAGAAGACAGCAAGAGAGAAGCTCTTTTAAAGGCACATGGAGAAGCGTTCAGAAATAGGGCGGTGTCTTATTCTGCTTCTGATTTAGATCGTGAACTTCATGACTACGATCAGAAGAACAACTATGGATCTAAGAAAGAAGCTTGGTCAAAAGCTGTTTCAAACAAGGAAGAAGACGCTTTGAAAATTCTCAAAGCGATGGGTGTTACTCTTTCTAGCGATGAGTTGGATCTGTTAATCTTAGATAGTGAAGTACCTAGTCGTTCTGACACTAATCTTGCTGAAGCCCAATATGCGAAAGCGAAAAAGAAACTTATTTCTGTCTATGTGGATCTGAAAAGATTAGATGGTTCAGAAGGTGTCGATACTCTTGCCGAAGATTATCGTGAAGAAAGAAGAGATCGGAAATATTTCTTAGAGGGTCTTAAAGATAAATATCGAAATAGCCCCGCTATGGAGTCAATAAGACAAGAGCTTTCTGAAGCGGAAGAAAAGACAAAAGCCGACACCTCAAAAGAGATTGAGAAAGCTCTTGGAGCTCTCTTAAAAGGTGGGGGAGAGTTCAATGCAAAAAGAAAAAGAAGGATTATGCAAAGCGGGGCTCTACGGAGTAAGATTTATTCAGACATAAATGAGAAGATAACAGAAGCTGACCGTAAACTTGGTGCGAAGAATGTTAAAGACATCCTTCGATCTTCTAAGATTTTAGACCTCTCTTTAGAGCAACAAGAAGAACTTCTTGATTTGTCAGAATGTTTCCCAAGTGCTCCTGCTCTAGCCGACAAGGATAAGACCATAGCAAAAATGTATCTGAAAGCAACAGACAGCGGTCTGCCTGTTTTTGCCGATCTCAGTGCTTCTGTATATCAGTCTTCAGATTTGAAGTTCCCAAATGACTTCTTTAGTGCATCCGTAGGTATGGCACTCATGAAGAATTTTAGGCTCGGTCTTAGAGCGAAATATTCTCCAAGAATGGCTGACCATATTGGGTTCTTTGGTGTGGATGCTACGGGGAAAATGGTAGCTCCTGACAACTCCTTCACCACTACAGAACTAGAGCCACTGTTAAATGTAAATAAGAGCGTTGACTCTGGGATAGGCTCTATACCAGAAACTTTTTTTGCAGGAGAATACGCTTCTATTTTAGAACTAATTAAGTATTCAGATGATCGAGCCACTGTGAAAGTTAAAGGGGATGTAATGACTTTCACAGATGAAGAGGGTGACAAGCACACTCATTCTATCTCAAAGATCCAATCTGAGTTGAAAGATGTTATGATTGGTCAAATGGCTTCAGATTTTGGTATTTCTTCTCAACATGCAGAAGCTATCCTTGATACGTTTCTCAATAAAAGTTTAAAAACCGATGGTGGGGTTTCTTATGGTAGAGCAACGAGAGTATATGAGTGGTTTAGGTCTGCGGTTGTAGATCTAGGTTATATTTCTTCCGTTTGGGCTTTAGAAATGGCTACAGGTAATCTTGAAGATGTTGGTCTTAATGAAGACTGTTTGGACTTCATGGATAGGGTCGCTACAGATGGAGATAAGAAAAAGACAGCTAAAAAGGTCAAGAAGGCACTTCGTTAAGATTTTAATAAATAGTTTATTCACATAGACTGATGTGAGAGAATATTAACGTCAGTCTAGGAGAATAAATATGAGCAAAGATGCTCTATTAGCACACGCTTGCCCCCACTTTATACGATATGAGAGGGCAAGTATTGTTGGAGAGAGAGAAATAATAACACGCTCTCCTATTTCTTCTAGTAATCTTCTTTTGTTAAGATTCAATGGAGAAGAAATACCAAAAGAGGGTCTACTTCTCGCCTCAGAGACGGTGTTCCCTTCTTCCGCCCCTTATCGTTTTACGAACGACACTGCAACCCTTTCTGTAAGCTCAGATGGGGTTGAAAAAGCTATTTCTTTCCCCACTTCAAAAATCTTCACACAACAAGAAGTGGTTTTATTTTTAAACAAAAACCTACCTTTCCCGATATTTGCAGAGCCTTACGAGTCTTCTATTAAGCTGACTAATCAAAAAAATAGTAGTGGTTTAGTGTTAAAAGGTAGCTCCCTCAAAAAGCTAGGTTACAAAACATCAAAGATTTCTATAAAAAATAAGAAGACCGTAGGTGCTTGGAACTTAGCAAAGTTGTTTGGTGGAGGCTTTAAAGTGTTTTTCAAAGAAGAAGAATACTTTAAAGGGGTCGTAGATATCTCTTATCTTACCGAAAAAAGATTTTGTCGGAGGTGCGTAAGTACTGGTGTCGAGAACGATTTCAGATTTAACACTAAAGGCGAAATAGAGACGATCCAAGACCACAATTTGCTTTATCAGTCTTTATCCAAAATGCTTCTCACAGAAATAACTTCAAACCCATACCACAATTGGTATGGTTCTAATGCCATGACCTTGATTGGTCGAAAAGTGAGTGCTTCTGTCGTACAGTCATTAAGAGGCTCTGTCCGTGATGCTTTGACAACTTTTAAGAGTGTACAAGACCGACAAGCTTCAATACAGAGTATGTCTTTGAAAGAAAGACTTCGTAGAGTTGTGGGTATTGATGTTTCTACTATTGGAGAAGATGAGACTAGTTACTTAGTTTCAATAGTTGCTGAGAGTATGTCTTCAGAAGAAGTAAACATTAACATTATATTCGCAGTTCCCGGCTCGTTCTCATTAGACGGAGATTTGACATGATTAAAATAGTAAAGCCGGACGGAAATAGTGCAGAGACTCCTGTTTATTTTAGTACAGGAGTCCAAACAATTTACATTAAGGGTCTTATTTCAACCGAAATAAACCACGTTACCATAGAGTACCTGGGAAATAAATTTAGCGATCCCGATGATGTTTATGTGGGTGGAGGGGAGTTTACTTTCCCCAACCCAAACTCATTTTCTGAAGGTATTGATCTCTCAACGGGGCTGAATGTCTTTAAGGTTTCTGCTTTCAAAGATGATATTTCTTATGGTCTTTTAGAGTTGAATGTTATTTTTTCTGCTGACGTTGTAGGTTTAGTGAATCCTCCTAGTGGGATTATAGTTAGTAGGTCTAGCAACTCCGTAGAAGTTTCTTTCGACCATCTTGATAGTGAGGTTGTATATTACAACATTTACGCTAGTGCTTTATCTGGGGGTGTGGTTAGCAACTATTTTAAGATAAACCACGAGCCACTCAGCCCTAATAAATATGGCTCAAGAGAGGAAATAGTAAACGCTCTAAAAGAAACAAGTACCGATATTAGTTTAGAAGACGAAGATCCGCTTTTTTTAGAGACAACAAGCACTCAAAAAGACCATTCGGATGTAGTTTTGTCTTCTCAGACTCTAAATACCTTTGAAGTTGCTGAAACCGTTAAAAGGATTCGTATTTCTTCGACCTTTCAGAGTATCGCATTAAAGACAAGGGTTGCTTTTCGTCATGTTAGAAATGCTTCCCTTATTTCTACTCCTCCTACTATTTCTGTAGGTGCATTAAGTTCAGTCTCCTCAAACAAGCCTCTGTATTATGTGGTGACTTCAGTTAAAGTTATTGCAGGAGTTGAAATAGAAAGCCCTCTCTCTGTAGAAGTTTCTGGGATGCCCATTCAAGTTACGAATACCACTTTATCTCTACCTGTTGTCGGCAGAGATCAGATGGCTACAGATATGATTCAGAGTATCTTTCTCTCACAACCAAATATCGCTATACAGGCAGGGTCTGTAGTCCGAGATATAATCATAGACCCCTTCTTATCTGAGATGGAGAGAGTCAGATTTCTGTTGGACTTTTGCTACAGGTCTTCCTCTTTTTCAGGTCTTTTAAGTATAGACGACCCTTTAAACGAAGGCTCTTCAATCTCTGTAGTTGAGAGTCAATATAAAACAGTTCTTACACAAGCTCTTTTTGTACAAGAGGACGAAGTTCAAGTATTCATAGATTCTGCTTTTGAGAAGTTGGCTTCTAACTTTGGTGTGAGAAGAAGTATCGGCAAACAAGCGACAGGAGAAGTTAGTTTTTTTACAACAAATGCACCCTCCTCTTCTATTTCTATACCCGCAGGTACAGTATTATCTTCTTCTACTACAAATTTCATCACTACACTTTCCGTTGTCCTTAATGTTGACCAGTTAAGTCAGTATTATAACCCCACCACTAAGAAATACTCTATTGTAGTACCTGTTCAAGCAAGAGATGCAGGGGTCAGTGGGAATCTCACATCGGATCAGATAACTAAAGGGTCTCCTTTTGGGCTGAAAGTGACAAACCAAGCTCCTACTTTTGGAGGGACAGATACAGAAACCAATTCAGAATTGGCTTCGAGAGCTATTTCTGTTTTATCTTCAGTGGACATAAGTACGAAAGCAGGACTTGAAAGGGTATCTAGGGAGATCTCTGGTGTAATCAACTCGTTTGTAGTAGACAGTGAAAGCCCTTATATGCAACGAGATGACGAGCTTGGTGGGAAGGTTGACATATGGATTAGAGGTGAGAGTCTCGCTACAGTTTCTGACGTATATGCTCCAAGCTATCAATCCTACTTTGAAAGTAGATTCATCCCTGTTTCTTCGCCAAATGCTTATATCTTCAGAAATATGGAGGCGACAATAGAAACGCCTTTGTCCGAAATGATAAATAGAGGTAGCCTTGGATATGGTTTAAGGAATTTAACAACGAATCAGACATTTGACTTAACGAATGTTGTGATTTTAGATTATCGCACAATACAGTTAGATTCTTCTATTTCTCAACCGACCTATAGTGTAGCTGACAACATTATAGGCGAATGGAGATCTGGGATAACAAATAAAATCATTTTGAAGAGACAGCCTGTAAGAGAAATAAAATCTGTTTCTTATGCAGACGGTACTGCTATTTCAGACTATTCTTTTTATGATAATGAAGACGCTCTGCAACTAGGTCGGTCTTCTGGGTCTTCAAATTATGTGTTAATACCCAATAACACCGAAAGAAATAAGATACTGATTATAGAAGATGAATCTCATACTATTATCGGTTTTTATCCAGAGCGACTGAACAATCTAGGTGTCGATCAGCTTTCTCTTGTAGTGACAGATGTGGCAGGTACAACGATATATAAGAGTCCATTCTTATCTCAAAGTGCAGACTACATTATTTCTAAAGATGAAAACGATAACTGTTATATACAGCGAACTTCAGACAGTGCAATTAAGGATGGGGATATTATCCATATCTCCTATGAGTACTTAGAAAATATCGTTGTAAATTATGACATAAACTTAGTTGTCAATAACACACAGACAGGTGTGGACGGGAATAAGAATATTTTTGCGGATATTGTTGTTAAAGAAGCAATAGGCTGTTCTGTAGACGTGAAAGCTACGGTGGTGTTAGATCGAGGAGTAGATAGTACATTAGTAGATTCCGAAATCCGCTATTCGTTGACCTCTTTTATTAATGAATCTTCTTTAGGCGGGTCGATCCGACATTCAGAAATAGTGACGGTTCTGAACAATGTAGATGGAGTCAACCACATTATATTGCCACTCACACAAATGTCTTTTGCTCAAGACACCTATATTCTCAGAGAAACTATTTCTTTGAGTGCAAGTGGTTTCAATCGTGTTGCTTCTCTTTCAAACTCAAGAGTGAATGTTTATAGCATAGATTCAGAGCTTCTAAATAAAACACAAGATTTAGGTGGGTTAAGAGGTCGAGTTTTCATTGGGAAAGAAGAGATGGGAATCTTAGATACACTAGACAGAAACAACGCTTCTTCTTGGGGGCATAAAGTAGCTACAATTGTAAATGATGTCGGCTTGGGTATAGAAGGTGTAAAAACAAACAATCGCATACTGTTTGCCCTTAATATTGGAGAAAGCCCTTCAGACTATACTTATTATGTAGACTATAATGTCGAGGGTACAATAGAAACGGTGTCTGAGTTGAAGTTGAATGGGTTTTCATTCTTTAAAACAGGCAGCTTGGCTTTCACATATGAAGAGGTGCAATAATGAAGTTTCTCAACGATCTTCGTCAAGGCAAAGATCCTCTAGGGTCTTCTTCTCAGAGTAAGACTAACTTTATAGACTATATCTCAGAGCAAGTCTCTCTCAACTTAGCTAACGCCACAGCTTCTAACTATAATTTTCAGCACTATGGCTCTAATCAAAGAATATTTTTTGAGGCAGTGGCTAAAATCATTGCAGAAGTATTTATAGATATTTCAGATCTCCAAGACGACTCTTCTTTCTCAGACTTAAGACCTGAGTTTATTTATTCAAAACTCCTGTCTTTGATCTTTGAAGATGAGAACATCCCTAATATTTCAGACACCGTAAAATTAAAGAACCTTTGTGAAGAAATAGTACAAAGTCTTCTTTCAGGTTCTACAGAAGAAAGTATTTCCAAAGCTTTAGAGAGTACAAAGGATGGGGATCTGATAGAGCTGAGAAAAATAAGTCAGCATATTATTTCTATTTATTCTTCTACTATCAGATACACAGAAAACCCTACAGACCAGACTACTGTCAAACATAGACACATTGTCTATGCTCAGTCTAAAGGGTTGGGGTCTACTTCTGCTCCAATCGGTAAGAGTTGGGGCGAAGGACTCCACTACCATGAAGTAATAGATGGAGTAGTTCAACCTTATAAGGGACATACACATTCTTTGGAACTTGGTATTTCTTCAAGTTCTCTTGAAGAGCAAGAGAACCTAAGAAAAGTTCTCAAGACAACTAAACCTGCCCATCTAAAAATAGGGGAGATTTCTTCTGTTCTTGAAGAAAATATCTCTAAGCCAAGTGGGACTACTCTTAACTTTAAAAAAGAGGATGGTGTAGTTTCTGAAATAATCCCACAGAATGAAGAGAGTTTTATTTTTTCTTTGGGGAGTTCCCACCAAGAAAACATGAGAAAAGTAAGAGCAGGTACTTGGGAGAACGTACTTCTTTGTTATTATAACAATCAAAAAGTCAGAATATCTCAAGCTCTCGTGTCTGTTTTAGACAGTGTTTCTATTGGAGGAAAACGGAGAACCGTAAAGAGTATAGAAGACGTGACAGCTCCGGATGGCGTGTACGATGTAAACATAGTCAGACATAATAGGATTGGGTCTTATACCATTACAAATGGGTTTATTTCTTTAGATGAAAGAATCGGAAATAACGAGGTTCTTATAATAGAGGGACAAGCTTATTTCTCGGACAAGAGGGCAAAAAATCTTTATTACTTGAGAGCCTCAGAAATCACACTTGATTCTGCTATAGGTGTCCAAGCAGGACTGCAAGAAATAACTTTTTTAGAGTATAGCTGGA